ATTTTCAACCTCAAACTTTGAATTTATACTTCTGACTACCCTGATTTAAAGATCATCCGTGGTAGTCAGCCTATATCGACGGTTGTTTATATATAGTAAGGCCCCAGTTTGCCAGGTTTGTCCTAGGACATTTTCTAATTTAAACAGCCTTATCAAGCCGTTCGGCTGACTACCCTGTTTTGGCCTCACGATGTACTCTGTACTTTATACCTCGTACTACCGTCACTCTCTGCAACTCGGCCGTGAGGCATCCAAGATCATCAACGTATAACGAGATTGGTAGCTAAAATGCCTGTCTATCGTCAACCAGAAGGCTTGGTAATCATTAATCCTATTTTTGGAGATGAAGCAGTAAGAACTGACCTCATAGGTATGTCCAGAGAGATGTTCTATTGGCTAGATGCATACAATATTGCTAATAGTGCACCCAACCCTGAAATGCAACAAAATCTACTCAATAGGATCAAGCGTGAAGTCAACCCAATTTCTCTGAGATCTCATTTTGCCGCAACAAGATGTTATAAATTACCCCTTGCCTCTGTGGGACGTGACCTAACCCCCTACGGCGCCAGGGTCGCCGAGCAGGTGCACGATATTAAGATAGCTTGCAAAAATACAAGCTCTACATCAACACTATATAATGCTAATACTCAGGACTCACAGAACCCTCAGAGTTCACAGGGCGAGATTGAGCACATGATGATAAATGCCGAGATAACTTGGAGAGCGGTATATTTGCTCCAAGTACTAGACTTGGCGATATCTCGTGCGGTAAAGAAGTTCTATGCTAAGATGGCACAAAGCTATATACAGGATTCACAACAGCAAGATGTTTCAGATATACCAGAATCTGACTTACTAACATCTGATACTACAAATACTCAACAACAACAAGAATATCAGATGGACCTAGAGGAACTAGAAGGAATTACCATAATTCCAAATCCGATAGACCACTCAGCTAATACTGAGTCCGGGACTGTTTCACATGATTTACTAACATCTGATACAGCTCAAGTCATGACATCAGAATTTGCATTAAACTATATTAGGCAGTTAAATAGTGGTATCATAGGTTCTGGGGTTATTGAACAATCCGATAGGAAATACTATGTTGAGGACATGAAACCTCTGATTGTTCGTAGTCCAGCAGACGAGATCATCACCTACGTAACGGTTGCCTCTCTTGGTGTGGGTAAGGCACGTACAGACTGGCGTAGCCTTGCTCGCTACGGTTTACTTGACGTGCGTACCATTCGGGATGGCACACGTGGACGGGCCAAACTGGCACTCATGATCAACGAAAATGGAAAGAATTTCCTGTCTGAGCTTGTTGACAAAGGTTGGTTAGCGAGTTAGAATTAGATGTGTAGCTCGGATGATCCAGCCGGCGCCGGGTGGATGTGGTGTACACCACAACCTCCTGCCGGTGGGTTGTCCAAGGTGCACATACATGACATATAGTACAAACTAGACATACGGGCGATATTAACATATTATACCCAAACTAGCATAACAAGGATTAACACCTAAACCCGTATCGCCTGTGGTGCAGTGCACCAGCACACCTACCGTGTAACGGACAGGTTATAGTAATATAGTTTTATCCCTACTAGTTTTAGTAATTTCAACTTTTTAACTTTCTAGTCATTTCTTAATTAAATTGGAGATAATCATGGATAACACCCTATCGTCTGTGGATGCTGTTTTTGATGAACTCGTTGGTCCGCAGCAAACTCAGATTCAGGATACTACTCCTGATGAAGATAACGGCGATGGCTTCGACGAAGCCGAGGATTCTGTCTCAGATAATGATGAGCAAGAAGCCGATGAAACAGAAGAGGTATTGCCGCAGGCACCCGAAGGTAGTATGAAGGTTGGCGAGTTTGCCGAGTTTCTGACCTATTATGTGGGTGATGATGGCAAGCACAAGTTTGGTATGGTTTTGCCGCCTAATGTATATCAGGCTGCTAATGCCAAGCGTGAGCCTCTTCCGCATGTTAAGGTTCGCCACCCCGATGATGGCCCAGACGTAAAGCCAACTATTTACGTTCTGATGCCTCAAGGATTGGATTTCTGGACCGAGCGTGCGCAACGGCTTTCTACCCGTGGCTCGGCTACCGGGGTGAGTGCTTCTAAGCGCACTCCTGATGAGCTGCGTGAGCTGTTTGTTCGGCCCGATACGGGTCCGGTGGCTCAGGCACTGTATGCCGAATCCCGCGCCGACCTGTGGGAACAGCGAGCTACCACAAAGCGCGGTCTAGTCGAGAAATATCGTCGCTGGATGCGTGAGGCTGGTATTACCGCTGCTGAGATTGATGAGCTTGAAACTAACGCTAAGCGCAGTTTCGCAGAGGCTGAGCAAGCTAAGGTCGATGCCAAAGAGGGCCGTAACGGCGAGAAGTCTGACAGTTCAGACAATTCTGACGAATAGGTGACACAAACTTGACACCTCATGGTTAGTCGAGTTTAGTAGAATAGGGGTTCATAAGAACCCCTATTTTGCTATGTTTGACTAAACGGATCTAGAGAATCCTTATCTGTTAGAATAAACGAACAGGAATCTACATGAGCAATTTGGAGATCAACTCGTAAAATTAGCTGAGGAAATCTTGAAGCATAAGAGACGTAATTCGATTCCGGAACTGCGTGAGGACATAAAAACGGATTAGTTAGATTTGACAGTATACATTCTTTGACAGAATGTATACTATCATGTCCGATTAATGCATTGGTATTATTTGCTGCCTACGACATGAAGGTAGACCCATTACAGGAATGAGGAGATTCCGTGTCAGATGCGACTGGGGTCCGACGACGACTCCATCGGCTGCTGCCGGCAGGACAAGCTGCCCTTTGGCTTCCGCTTGATGATTCACTGATCGCCGGTCCGGAAGTAGGCCTGCGCCGCCCACGCGTCCTACTTCAAGCCGAACTCGTCCACCACATCGATGCTGTCATCGGCTTCCGAGGTACTTTTGCCGCCTGCGCCGACCAGCTGCTGGACGTTCCCCTCATCCTCAACATGAGTGGCAGCACCACGCTCGTCGAACACACGCAAAAGGTGCCGATCGGCCGAATGAGAGATGCGGTACGGCTCGACGCAGCCGCCGTCGCCTTTCACGTGAACTACACCTCGCCGTACGAACGACAGGCGACTCGGCAGCTCGCTCAGCTGGCCAGCAAGGCGACCGGAGTGGACATCCCCGTCGTTGCGATGGCGTACCCACGGGGTCGCACGTCTGACGGTGGCGACAACAACTACCTCGAGCTGCGATCGGACGATCCAGATTCCTACGCGAGGCTGGTCCGCCACTGCGTACGAACCTCGGTAGAACTGGGCGCGAGTGTCGTGAAGACCATGTACACCGGTTCCGTGGAGTCCTTCCGGACGGTGATCGACGCCGCGATGGGAGTGCCGCTCGTAATCGCAGGCGAAGCGCTCGTCGACGCCGGCGCAGCCATCGCAAAGGCGCGATCTGCGATCCAAGCGGGCGCTGCTGGCGTCGCGTATGGTCGCCAGATTTTCGAGCGCGATGACCCGACCACGTTTGTCAGGCAACTCCGCAAGGCGCTCGATGAGGAATGGGCGACAAAAGTACGGTCGTGACGCACAAGTGCGATCCACGCCCTAGTCGACGACGGTGAGACTCCAAGGAGATGCTAACGCGGTCGAGGCGGCGGTTCCAGAATGTATATCGTCATGTACAATCAAGAACAATACTTATAAGACTTGCCGATAGTCTAAAATAACCGGCAAAAATAATATACAAAATGGAAAGGTATTATTATGCCAGATACTGGGTATGAGATTACAGGTAAGAATGTATTTGGTTTTGAGGTTATAGTCGATAAGGACTCAAGTGGTCAAGTATATTATGCGATATCCATTCCATGGATAGGTGATATTTGGTCATATAACAAGGCTGCGCTACTGCAATATATTAATAATATATATGGCGAGTTGATATCTGTTACATCTAAGGACATACCTAAGGAAAAACCGATCAAGACGGACTTGTGGCCAGAATAGCAGCATCTTCTGGAGGTAGTATGATGCCAAAGTTTAGAATCGCTAAGTATCTGGATACATGGTATCTAGCACGAGGTGATGAGATAATATCTCGCTCTAAATTTTGGCATGATATTATCAAAACCAAGACCGATAGAGAACCTCATGATCTAAATTATAATAAGGGATATAGGCTATTTTGCGATTGTAGTTATTGTTACTATTATATACGCTATCGTAAATGGATATAACATATGAACCATAAACACACTAAGATTGGACGTAAATGAGTCACTTCACCGTAACAGCATGCCTAGATCCTAAAATCGTATCTGAGCTTGGCATAGTGCATGCTCTCAACGCTATATTAGCACCGTACGATGAAAATAAAGATGTCGAGCCCTATCGTGTATATGAAGAGGGATCGCCATCAGATCACTGGTTTGTATCGTCGATGCGGCGTGGTGCCGAGAGCTTTAGAGCCCTACAAGAACTGGGTCCATGCGAATTAGTACGCCGTCGTTTGGAAAATAAAGTAGTAAACTGGCGCGAAGATACTATGGAAAAAGGAATCGCTGCCATTGAGCAATCCGGCGAATGGGAAGAAGACGCAAGCTATGATACGAAGTTGGGCGATAATCCAACCTGGAAAGATGTCGTCGAACTCCAAAATGAGCGATACTATTCCTCTGCTTTATCACTATATCCCCCCGACAACAACAGCGAAAATGATAGTGACAGACTGTATTATGACGAGGAACTAGATAGAGCTTATACAATGAGTACATATAATCCCGATAGCAAGTGGGATTGGTGGCTTATTGGTGGACGTTGGCAGCGTAGCCTCGTCAGTATTTCTGACGCAGATCCACATTTGCTTATTCACGGCGTACCAGGCGTATTCGGAGATAATGACAATCCATATTTAGACTCTGATAATAGAATTTTCTGCGATGGCGGACCTGTTGAGTTGCTTGATTTTCATACAATACGCGAAAATGAAGCAACTAGACAATTAGAGCGATACGATACATGGCAAAGCATTGTTGCTCAGCACGGCAGTCCGCCGGCGTGGCAACATTTACGATCTCTCGTCGAAGTTGGCGAGATGGAAATCGACGATGCACGTAGGCTATATAATGAGCATCCGGCAATTGTTGCTGCTGGAAAAGCAGAAATCTACAGTTTCATGTCTAGAAGCCCAGAAGAGGAATTTGGTCTCAATCGGGATGAATTTGCAGATAACGCTCGCCGTGATGCTGTACCTGGTTGGGCACTGATAACACTTGATGGCAAATGGGCCGAAGCTGGCAAGATGGGCTTTTGGGCAATAAGCGATGCGACCGAAGACTCCACTAGAAATTACAAGGAATTCGCCAATCGGTACTTAGAATCCTTGCCCAAGGATACAATCATCGTAATGCTGGATTGTCATATCTAGTACAGAATACAACTAAGAATCTCGAATAAGGAGAATAAAATGAGAACATATCCAAAGATTCCTAGTCCATATAAAAGACATACCGATGGTCCCAATCGTAATAAGTTTATTATAGGCGATTGGGCAACTCCAGAACTCGAATATCTACAAAATAGCAACTGGGTTTGGACAGAAAAAATTGACGGTACCAACATACGCATATCCTGGGATGGTTATAAGATTACCTATGGTGGTCGTACGGATAATGCGCAGATACCAGCCAAGCTCATTACCGTTCTAGATTCTCTTCTTCCGGAGGAATTGCTAGAGCAAACCTTTGGGAATACTTCGGCAATTCTTTACGGTGAGGGTTATGGAGCCGGTATACAAAAGGGTGGAGTTTATCGACCCGATATGAGCTTTATTTTATTTGATGTACTAATTGGAGGGTTCTGGCTACTTCGAAGCTCGATAGAAGATATAGCCAAAAGTCTTGGCATAGATTGTGTTCCCATCATGGATATTTCTAAAGTTGGAACAATTCATGAAGCAATTAGTGCAGTAAAATCTAAAAAGATTACCATAAATTCAAATTCAAATTCAGACCAAGTAATCGAAGGACTAGTAGGTGTAACCTCAATCGGTCTACTAGACAGATCTGGCGATAGAATTATGGTTAAAATCAAGACTAAGGATTTCTAATATACATAATATAAGGAGCATAAAAAATGGTCACTCGTAAAACAATAAATATCAAGAAATCAGAACCCAGATATGAAACCAGACAGTGTGTGGATTGTCCAAATACATTCACTGTTAGGATCACACGTGGCAGACCGCAGTTTAGATGTGAAGATTGTAGGAATTCTCGATCACATCATGTAGACAGATCTCCACAGGTGGCGGGGGATTCGCCTTATGTGGCTAAGTCTATTTCTCCAGAAGCCAGAGTAGACTATTTGGAGTATCTTCTTAGGTCACGTGGTACTCATATCTCACAACATTGCAAGGATGACTAGTTTATTAAGTGCCCCCGGGAGTGTGCGGTGTCTTTAAGTGCCCACCTCGGCAGCGGTTTGCCCGGATCTGTCGCATTGGCCCCAGGAACCCATGGCGTGTAAGCGCTGGCCCCAGTGCCTGGCCTTCCGGCGGGTACTTGTTTTGATCATATGGGAGTTCTATACTTTCGACAATATGTAATCATTCATATCTAGACGAATAGGATAAAACGGACATGAGAGTAGATATCGTTGCAATATACGACTCAGGAACAAAGCAATTAGAAACTTGGCCATTAGCCGAGGATGTCCCACAGAAATACGACCGTATATCAATAGGAGATGATAAGTTTCTATTAGTAGAGACCCGTCGATTTTCTAATAAAGGACATAGATGTACCGTATATGGTCGATTGTTCATGAATGATAAAACGGACATAGACCATGAGCATGTTTAGAAAACGTCATAAATGTCCATCATGCGGCGCGCGGGGGCGGTTGCCTGGTTGGTCTGCGTGGGAAGATTTCTGGGTTGAACAAGAAACTGGACTACCCGGATTTGAGGCCAACATGTACCACCATAAGTATACTCAGCTTATACAGGTTCGCCATTGTTTGAATGAGAATTGCAATCATGCAGATGCAAGAATGGCCTACATGATCCCCGTTCCTGTGGAGCATGAGTGGAAAGTCCGCCGCGCGGCCGACCTGGATGCGGCCAAACTAAAGGTGCGTAGATATTAATGGATTTGAGTGAGATTGAGAAAACATTAGCGATAACACTTCTACAGTATTCAAAGGATGAGTTAATTTCAATTATCCTTACAATTACAAGGTTAACGCAGAGTACCGAAAAAATACAAATAGTATTAGAAAATTGGAAAACTACGTCCAACAATAATTAAAAGTACGTAAATATTAAACATAAGAATTTATATCAAATATTTAACGGCATAGTTGAGCCAACTTACATAATTGTAATGTGTTCGACTATATCGTTATGTATTTGAATATAACAAATATCAAGGAAAATAATGAATTCAAACTATATAGACCTAGTCACTAGATGCAAGAATTTGTCAGCTTCAATATGATCATAATGCTAGTCTATCCCTTAGAATGCAGCATTATCTCGAAGCAGATTGCGGCGTCATTTCTGCGTTAACTGCCCCTCCTGTGGCGCAAGTACGTCAGGAAGTCGAGCGTAGAGTTGTCGAACAAAAACCTAACTTGATCAGGAAGAATAAAACATGATTAATCTAAGTATCGTCAGAAAGAATGAGATATGATTAATGCAAATGCTGTTTGGTTGGCATTTTGGATAATTATCTCTAGTCTAGTGGGATTTTGTTTTGGATTCTATACAGGTTGGACCGAACACAGGAATCACGAAGACGAGGAGACATGACATTTTATCTAGGATTAGACTTAGTATCTCAATGCGGATTTAGAAGAATCCCTTTTGAATTCGGAAGAATCCCTTTTGATATTTCTAATTTATGGCAAGCAGCATGTTCGCGTCTTGGTAGCGGATCTCACGGTCCTGGAATTATAAGACATAAATGAGATTCAAACTATTATAAACACAAGCCAAATTGGAATTTATGGAGTATAAATGATCAAAGCCATGATTGTCGACGCAATTTATAGTGGTTATGATGTATGCGGTAATGTCCTTTGGATCATAGACGATGATGGTATTTGTGCATTCGAAAATGGGCAATTTAGCCTAGATTTGGGTGAATTTTATTACTGGTTTATCAGCGAACATCATATAAACCTGAATTCCGGCTATTATGTATTTCCAGATTCAATTCTAGACAATCCAAATATTATATGGGTAAACAAACCAAAGGTCAAGACAGGAGTATATTACTATGATTTCACAGAAGACGAAAGACGAAATTATATTTTATCTGGGTATTATGAAGGGAATTATTGAATTACCAGAGTTTGGTGAGGATTACGTATATCAAACCATACACGGTAGATGCAAATATGTGTATGATGGTGAACCGCATTGCCTCATCGGCCACGTTCTTATTACTGCCGGAACGCTAACTCTTGACGAGCTTATTCGTTTCGAAAACAGATCAGCTTTTTGGATTTGCCTTGATCTTGGATTGCCGAGTGAACTTTGTAACATTTTAGATGTTGCACAGGCTTTTCAGGATGTCGGTGAGACGTGGGGATCGGCCTACAATGCCGCGTTAGATGAGGCTAGAAATAGGTATGGGCTAGAAATAGGTATGGGCTAGAAATAGGTATGGAGTAGAAATTGACCAGGGATGAGCTTATCAAAAGACTTCAGGAAACTGGATCATGGATTTCTCAGGTCAAAGCTAGATGGGTCCTCGACTATGATATTATAGAGATTATAGCTGAAGATGATGCTATTATCATAGAACTCAAGCTCAATGCTAATTCTCCTGAGAATCGGACATAGATGTGACAATCCATAAGTTCTACAGCTTAGATTATTTACGCAAACAAGCACATTGGTGTACGATTAAGGCTGAAGAATTTAGACAACGTGCTAATAGAAGACTTATGCAACAAATTGCGGTTATTACAACAGATTATCCTAAGTTATCGGTAACTCAAGCCAAGCGCATGGCCGTGGCTGCAGATGATGCAGAGCGTAATGGATATATCTCTGATAATCAGTTTTATACGGCTCGTGCAAATATGTGGTCATTGCTATTATCCGCAGAAGTTGCGTATTTGAATAATTACGTTATTCCGTATAACTCTAATTTTAAAACAGGAGATCCCGAAGGAGAAAATGAATAATGCAGAGATGTATAATATGCTTCGAGCGAGAAAATGACGGTTTCATTACTCATAAGAAATATTGTCCTGACTATTCGCGTCCTGGACATAAAACCAAAGTAAAGATTGGTTTCTCTCGAACTGAAACTGCTGAATACCTTAGAGATGATCAGCGCAGATTTATCGAAGACTTGGATAATGAGGAGAATGAAAGATAATATATAATTATCAGTAGGTGGGAGATTTCGAGATTCGATGATAAAATTAATAGGAGTATTATAGAAAAATCATTATCCTATTCCTAAAAGGGAGGTTCTTGTTGAAAGAGCTTATAGATCCCGAGATGGTATATAGAACCACCTTGGTGCATACAGCCGAGATAGAAAGATTATCCGGAAAGATTTACGATCTAATTAAACGAATAGAGAACTTAGAGAGGGAGATGAAATATGAAGACGGTAGAAGAACTGGTCGCCCAATCAGTCTACGACGGCGTATGTTGGCTAGACGAGCACGGTCCGCAGCAGTGGTGGAATAGAGTAAATTTATTCGCACTTGATTTGGCATCTGAGGACGGAAACGGACTATTGACTCAAATTTTCGTCGATGAAGATGATCCTCAGCGCGAAGATTATACTCATACACTAGCTATGGCTGGGATGTCAGAACATAGTGCGGCATCCTTTGGCATGGATAATTGGCTTGTTGCATATAATAATGAGCTTGTTGAATGGTCACGAAGCAACGGTTGGCAAACACCGTGGACATTATTGCAAGAAAAATGGATACGAGTTGTTAAAATTCGCAGAGGTGAAATATGAAAGATGATATTAAACAAAGATGGATAGCAGCGCTGAGATCCGGAGATTATGCTCAAGGTAAAGGGTATCTTGCTACCGGACATAAATTTTGCTGTCTTGGTGTGCTATGCGAATTGGCAGTCGCAGACGTAATTATTAATAAATACGACGATATTAGCAACATCCGCTGGTATGGTAATAATTACGATGAAGAATGCACAACACTTCCCGCGGCTGTTCAACGGTGGGCGGGTTTAGATTCTGACGATCCATATATCGAGACCGAGGAAAATACTCTTGCAGCAATTAATGATGCTGGATATACATTCGAGCAGATAGCTAACCTGATCGATTCGGAATTATAGATATATAAATAGATATAAGAAGGATAAAATATGAATCAGAATATTAAGCAACGTTGGATTGCAGCTCTAAGAAGCGGAGAATACAAACAAGGTGATGGTTATCTTGCAGAGTTCCAGGATGGATCATATCATTATTGCTGCCTCGGAGTCCTGTATGAAATCGCGGTAGCGGATGGTGTTATTAATTCGAGTCTGTCACCAATGGATGATTATGACGGGAATTATGGTAGTTCTAAATCTCATTCCTATCTGCCAGATGAAGTTATTGATTGGGCTGAGTTAAGATCTAATAATCCATGGATCGCTAATTCGAGCAATACATTAGCAGGATTTAATGACTCTGGAGCATCGTTCGAGGAAATAGCAAATATAATCGAACGTGATTTATAATAAGTTTGGATGTGAATAGTTTTAATCATAGATATACAAAATAGTATGTCTATGGTTACGATTGTTTATAAGAAATAGAATCTTAAGGAGATTATATGAATTTACATTTGGTATTAACTGTAGATGAAGCGAGTTATATAATAAGTCTATTGGAGCATGATATGGATTTGTATGAAGGATCTGGTGATTCAACCAGATTAGAGGAGCTAGCTCATAATGTGAGTATAGCATCAAAGATCGGTGCTGCCTTTTTTGATCAAATGAGGCAATTTTCGCCAGGAGGTGAAATTGGCAAGACCAATTAGCCAATGTCAATATTGTGGTGTTGATATCCGAATCGGAGCAGATTTTACCTATTGGACTGACTCCATGGGTCATCGTAAGTGTGATAAGAACCCCGATAATGGCGGACACAAACCAATAAAGACAATTCCTATCAGAATTAGAGAAATGAGGAAATAGATATAGAAATCATGGAACAAATCATCATTTTTCGGACATTTTGTCAGACCATTGACAGACCATGATCACCTTGGTAGACTGATGGCGTCGACGGGAAGGACAGACCTGATCGGCTTACTCCCGGCATCGACTTGTCTACTTGATAATTCCATGTGCGACATCTTTATATAAAACGGATAAATAAGATTTCTAGATTGTAAAAAGCTTTTGTTGATGATACGGTCAGCCGCGTTGAATGTTTTTCTGTCCGTTTTACATTCATCAGTCGCGACCGTGTCTGGGTGATGCCTGGGACTATTATGTCCGGTCCTTAGCATTACCAAGATGAAGATATGGTTGGACACTGCTTATACCCGGATCACACCCTCCACGAAATTCGTGGTTTCGTGGAACCGAATAAGTGAGTGCATATCTTCATCAAATGGGTGAAGATATCATCTGTTTGGTATATTCACGTATGGCTGCTACCACACGTGAATATGATGTTCTTCACCCAGATGGATGAAATTATGGAGGTCTGGCCCTGCTGTTTTCATAAATTTTGTGAGGGGTTCCATTTTATGGAAACAGTGAATCTAATTTCATCCAGGGTGGGGCAATGTATCGAGAACCACTACTCTTGATATATCCCCACCCACCCTCAACTTTGAGAACCCAAATATATTGAACAACTTTAGGTGTCTGGTGTGAAGATTAACGGCTACTTCTCTGTTAAAGAATACTACAGACCGGAAATCACATTGATCTCAGACATCTAAAACAGGTTTACCACCTAACTTCTTCTGGGGTTAGGTTTCAGGAATCTCATTTATCAATGAGATTTCATGGTGGGGGCTGGCAGAAGGGTTGATCGCCAGTATGCCTGTCTTAAACGACAAATGTGTGCCCACCATCCTTGTTTCTAAGAAATACTAGAGACAAGGGATACCGCTGTAGATATAGGTGCATAGGAATAATCCGAACACCGCATCCTAAGACTGATTCTCAGTCGGTCTTAGTGGATTACCACAAGTAAGTTTCCGGATCCGTGCTCTCCCTGGCATATGATCCGGATTAGTCCAGATGGCGATTATCCTTCGTATGACTGCTAGGGCTCTATATCGCCATCTGGACGCTGCCTTGCTAGCTCTAATTGGTCAGAGCAAATCCATTGTAGGGATTAGGTTGTGAGTTCGAACCTCACGCAAGGCTCGTTCACGTTTTGCTATCTTTCGGATCCTATACAAATGCCGGACAGGAGCTTGTTTAAACCTCTGCGATTGAATAATGTATTCCTTTCGTGCGGGGCTTGATTTAGGATAAATTAAGAACAAGCTTAGGATGAATAAGGTAGCTTTTTACAGGTAGGGGTTAGGAATGGCACCACCACACCTATTTCCCTTTATAATTGAGGCTCATTAGACCCAAAAAGTCTGAATTGTAAATCCATTCGTGGAGAACCCAACGTAATGTAAAGCGGCTATAATATTAATGTTAACTTTAAGGATTATTATGGATTGGGAATTCACTGACTGGCCCGGCCCGACATATGATTGGCCTGGTCCCACACATAATTAATATGTACCAAAGTATACAGAAATGATACACTCCCCAACTAGACACAGATCTCCATGGGCGGTAGGGTTAGTTAAACCACAATCTGTGTCTAGTTGGGGTTAAATAGGGGTTTTATATGCTAAAGGTTCACGTATCATATCATAAAGATGGCGCCGATATTAGAATTGTCGATGTTCCATTTTGGGCTCTCACGGTTTCGTATCTAACAGAAAAAATATTGTGTTCGCAATGTAATTCATTAATGAAACTACCCTATAAAATTCAATTCTTGGATTACATAGGATGGCGTATAATATCCGCAGCCATGAGTCTGGAATGTAAATACGAAAAACTTCGTTATAGACAACCAATTTCTAATCCCTGCGAAGTAGCGAATAAACTATGGCCTGATGATGACAATTTCCTTTGTCCTAAAGAGGCGTGTTCAGTTCATGGTAATATAGACCTTGGAGGTGATTGATATGACGTAAGGTTCATGAAAGGAGCCTACGTTATGTCCAGAACAGACAAAGATGTACCATATCGTCTTAGAAACAGAGAAGTCTATCCATATCATTGGTTTCGAAGCCCACCGAAATGGTACATAAATCACGTATGGTACGGCCCGCAGCGTGCGAAGGTGCGCATAGATGTAGTAAATGCAATCAAGGATTATAGAGCAAACAGTGAAACTGATATAGAAACGCCATCTTATCAACACCGTCATATCGCGCAGTGGCTATGGTGGTAAAGCAAATATAAGTATTCGATTCAATCACATAATATTAATCAAAGATTATAGTATAAATAATACCGTGAATTAATCCAAAGCGGGGTGGCGCAGTTCGGTAGGCAATCTAATTGACTACCTCAAAGCGGGTTGGGGAAGCTCGGTCGTTCCCGTCGGCCTCATAAGCCGAAGATCAGCGGTTCAAATCCGTTACCCGCCACGAAGGATTTCTCCTTCATATACTATATGGAGGCTCTATGAAAGGTATCGGTCGAGTCGGACTAATCATGATTTCTGGTATAATCATGGTCCTGCTCGTTCCAATCCCGGCGTTCGCTGGAAGTCCACATTTCATCGACTCGGCTTTCTCAGCAACACAAACAGACACCACATTGACTGTGGTCGGCAAAGAAGCAGGTCTCGGCGATGAAGAACAAATTCATGTTGTAGTAAGCGCTACGGCATTATGTATAAACGGTGGCGGTAACCATCCTAAAGCAGTTAACAAAGAAGATCTTACAGCAGAAGGCGATTTCCCGGTACAAAACGGAAAAGCGGACTTTACCTTGACTTTAACTGCGGAACTTAGTCCTAGCTGCGATCCTCCCATGACGGTTAGTTTTGTAGATATTACCGTGACCGATACAACTAATGGACTTGTTGCAAATCTGTAATATATAGAACTCTCATCTGAGAAGGTGGGGAAATATGTGAAATTCATGAGGGTCCCCTATTCGGGTATGGGAATTTTGGCCGGCACCAGCGTTATACTCGCTACCCGAGAACAGGCTGGATATTGGGTGAGGCGTCAAATCCGTTTATGAACGGTGGACGTTAGGAGTTCGATTCTCTTACCAGCCACGAGGCTAATATAGTGCGAGGGGATTCCTAATTAGCCCTTGCCCAAAGTGCAGGATGAGTGGGACTGCCTGCCACTATATTAGCCGCTTGGCCTTGTTGAGTATTGGTTAGCTTTGCGCTCTGTCGGTCTGCGTTAAGACCGGGTTCGATTCCCGGCGAGGCTACGATGTACCATACGATTAATTTAAAATTGTTATTGGATAAGGATGAGAATGGCCTTACTTAATCAGGTTATCGCCCTAGTTAAGGGTGAAAAGAACAGAGCAGAAACATCATTTACCAAAGTTCACCACGATTCACAGCGGGCAGAACCACTAAGCGGACTGACCAGAGTCTATCGTCGTAAGGATGACGAGGGCGATGTCTATCCAAATGAGGGCAATGCGGTTCAGATAACGGTAGATAATCTTTTAGATAGAGCATCAAAGTCACTTTCTCGACTTTTCGATTTGACGGCCACCTTAGAGACTGGTAATACAGCAGCTAAAGCCGATGTTATCATCGACGGCACCGTTTTATTAGCAAATGTGCCGGTGACATATCTTCTCTTCTTGGAAAAGAAGCTGGTTGATATTAGCACATTCGTTAGTAAGCTTCCACTTCTTGATCCTTCGGTTGAATGGGAATTTGATTCTACTACCGGAACATACCGCTCCCCGGTAACTACTACTGTTAAAAGCAAGAAAGTACCGAAAGCTTTTGTGCTCTATGAGGCGACCGAAAAACATCCGGCTCAGGTTCAGCCCTATCAAGAAGACGTGCTCGTCGGCTATTGGGATACCACACGATTCTCGGGTGCTATTCCGGCTACTCGTTCAAGTGAATTACTTGAACGAGTACGTAAGCTTACCGATGCCGTAAAGGTAGCCAGAGAACGAGCAAATTCAACAGAAGTTGATAATGTCAAGGTATCTAACGTAGTCTTTGGATATCTTTTCGCATAGACTCCCGTGATTAGAGCGCACGGGTTACATAGTTAGACTCATTATCAGTCTAACTCATCAGGATTAGATGGTGGTTCGAATCCATCCTGCGGCTTTAAGTCGTGCCGCAGTAGTTTAATTGGCAAAATAAATCCATGTAAGATTGAGATTATCGCTCTAGTCTCGTGGTAACAAAGGCACGAACACCAAATCGAGCAGATGCATACAGTGACATTTGTGTCCAGGTTCGAATCCTGGTTTCCCCTCCAAAATTATATTCATTCCTGCAAAATTATATTCATATACTCTAAAGACTATACCCATGGGGAAATCGTATAATGGCAGTACGCAAAGTCTTAAAGATTGATTTGCATCTTTAAACGGCGTTGGTGGGATACTGACCCAATTTTCGGTAGAAAATCATAGTTTCTTATCCGAGAAAAAGGGGAGGGGTCGAAGGGTATCGGCTCCTCCCCGCCAAAGCCAGTAAAAATATATAACTGCGGGCGTGGTGGAATCGGCATACACAGAAACCTTAAAAGTTTCCGCTCTAGAGAGCATACGAGTTCAAGTCTCGTCGTCCGCACATGATGGATCCTGAAGTTGCAAATGCCGTTGAGGCTTTCAGACTTGTTATTCGAGCAGAAAATCTACTAACTAGACGGCAAAACGAACTTGGTAAAAAGATTAGAACCCTGACAGATAGTCAATTCCAGAATTATGCTAGAATAACATCAGAAATTGTGGATAATAAAACGGATAACGAACAATAAAATGGACAATATTAGACGTAGGCCCTCGCTGGTCTGCGGTCTGAGTACATCAATGTGGTAGTACAACGTTGTCTGGTTAAAGCACCCTCCTAAGCCAAGACTAGTCATGATCAGAAATAAGATTTATTTCTGGGAGTTAGATCTGCCGGACAACTATGATCCTGTGGCCGAATGGATAGGCAGACGATTGCAAATCGTCTTTATGCGGGTTCAAATCCTGTCAGGGTCTCGAAGTATAGCGAGGGAGAGCGTGTTACTGAGTGAAAAGGATTGAGCTCTAGTAAACCTGTCTTAATCAAATGATACACTTTAATTAGATGGTAAAGATTAAACGATGTCTCAATATATCAACAAGGTGCTCTTCGCGATGATCTCGCTATACTTCCAAATGTCGTGCATGGAATATTAATTCTTCCAGAATATCATATCAAATTGGACAGATTACGAATAGTAACAACAAGACGTGACTACCCCAACGATTATACCAGTTGTCCCCAGGCTGAGTCCCCCAATCGTTGGGGTAGTCACTTTATATTATATGAATTCTTGGTCCTATTTGATAGAATCTTGGTCAGAATGGCTAGAACTGGAACCAGACTGAAGGATGGATCTGTAGTTTCTGATCCTCGTCTTGGTAGAATCTTGCAATCCGACATTCGTAGCCGGAATTTCAGAATATCGGCTATCATAGATGTTGCAGCTCCACTTAGGTCTTACACTTGGTCGGTTGGTTTTAGTAAAGTAAACCAATATCATCTAGACCAAGGTAATGAAGGCACATGTGTCCAATATGGATTTTCACATGAGCTTCTAGCTAGACCAGTCCTGGTCAAATTTGATACGGTATCAAATCTTATTAAGAATAATGCGCTTTATTTTCAATTCCAACAAAATGATGAATGGCCAGGCGGTGCATATCCCGGCGCCGTGCCCTTCTATGAAGGCACCTCTGTACTTGCTGGTGCCAAAGTCTTGACATCATTAAGCTTTTATTTGTCGTATCACTGGGCAGATACCGAACAAGAGATTGCATCTGCAATTGCATACCATGGTCCAGTAGTTCTTGGCATAAATTGGTATACGGGAATGTTCAAGCCAGATATTAATGGCTATATAAAGCCCACAGGATCATTGGCCGGCGGACATTGTATTTTGGCCAAGGGTATCAATCTCAAGGAAGATTGCTATATCTTACATAATTCGTGGGGACCAGGTTGGGGAATAAACGGATGTGCAAAGATTAAAAGATCGGCAATGTCTAGATTGATATCTGAGCAGGGTGAGGCTTGCTTGCCGATTAGATCGAGATTGAGATGAATTTCAATCGTATATTAAGTATAATATTAAGAACTCCCCGTAAGCTAACTCAACCGATAATCACATATGTTGCGAACGAAATTGAAGAAAAATGTAGTATACGGACTCAAGATAAAATTGTCAACTTAATTGGCATATTAAATAACATTCCTAGATATGGCAGATTATATAAATGGGATTCTAAAACTCATAAAACGGAAACTAGACCCCAGTGGAGATACATGAAGAATGGTCATTGGGGATTGAATCTCATAAGTAATACTAACCTTTTCTGGTCATGGGTGGATAGACATACGGATCGAACAAATAATCTTGAGGAATAGTATGAGTCGGCAGATCAGAATTTCCGAGAAAGTTGAGACTATTTATGTCAAGGAAGCCACATATAAATGTGATGTATGTGGTACTGATATATCTGATGATCCATATGATGATAATGATGATCGACAAGAGCTTATTATTTACTTAAATCCGGAGCTATGCGTGAACTATAAACATCATCGAGATTTATGTACGAAACATGCAAATGAGTTTTGGGTAAAAATTTGTCGAGCTATAAAAGTAAATCCTGATGAGTTCACATCAGGATTTGAAGATTATGATTAAATCACGAATAAATATAGGAAGATTATGACTAAATCACGAATAAATATAATTGGATTGGATTAGATATGACAGATCAAAAAATTAGAGCTATCGCGTTAAGGGTAGCTGCAATAGCACTATCTGGAAATGCGAATCAGCTGAATTCGATTCAGCTTATGAATAAGGTACTAGATGCAGCCAAAGAGTATGAGAAATTTATTAGGGAAGGAATATGACAGAAATTATTAGTAAGCTAAAATAGTGGAGAATATTTTGTCTAATATTCTGTCCATACAATTTCAGGATATAATACCACGATATGAAGAACCATATTAGGAAGATAGCGAGCAAGGTGCTCAATCGGTCTTGAAAACCGTGCCATGTTAACAACATGAGGGTTCGATTCCTTTATCTTCCGCTGCCACGTTTCTCCCTATCTTTTCGGACCTTATACAAAAGCCGGCTGGTGCTATTAGGTCTATGGAGAAGTTTAACAACAACTCCGGGGGCTGACCGTGAGTAATAGCTTAAGGTGAAAAAGATAGGATTTAGAATTTGATACCAATCTTTGTACCGATTGTGGAGTATAAGTAAATATGAGAGTTAAGCTTTTTTACAAATCTGTAGTTGTTCTAGAAGTCGTCAACCTTTCCGCGTATAATATTAGATGGAGAGCCAAAAATAAACGCATAACTCTCCGCGGTTATGACGAAGATGGTAATCTTCAATGGGATCGTGTATATTGGAATCCGATTTGGGTGAAGATGAATGTAGACGACGAATGAGCTAATTAGCAACTTTAACGGATTGGATAAAACCATGACTAAACGAGTAACTATAATTTCAGCACACAAGATTCAACCGGTTACATCTCCACAGGGGCAAAAGGTTTACCCTTTAATTACTGAAGAAACATCTGGATCTGAATTTATCTCTCAGGGGTTAATCATTATGCAACCTGGGGGTGTATCTAAGGCTCATGTTCATGAGCATAGTGAAATTATAGTTACCTGTTTAGAGGGCACAGCAGCAACATTAATTTTTGATGATAAAAAATGGATTTCCATGATTCATGGGAAATATGAGTCTATTTTCATTCCGGACGGTGTGCCACACGTGGCCGTGAATCTTAGCAATACAACATCGTTGGCGGCTCTTGAATCGCGAAGTGATCCGAAATTCGAAGATGTAACTCTCCTTCCGGAGTATGAAGAAGAAATTTTCGTGATCGCACGAGCAGTACGTCAGCAGTATCTGATAGAATTAGAAAAATTAGGCATTAGGACATAAATAAATGCTTAAATAATATATGTCAGTCTTAATAGTGTAGGCATAAATAACATATGCGTCGCAGTTACAGTCTGGAAGATTTATCTTCTAGGGGGGTAATGTTTTAACTTCTAAAGAGGATTTGTCCTCCGAGATTGGCGGAGATCAAGGTGATTAGGCAACTACTTGGCGGCGAAAGAGATTGCCTGACAGGCTAGAATATACATTTCGTAGAATGTATATTTTACGACTGGAAAGGTTAGCGATGGAGATAGTTAGCCAGATTGCCATACACGAAAAGGATAAGGTTGGATTGACTTCCTGCAGCCAAAGCCAATTAGCCGGATTATGAGAGCCGGTAATAAAATGACTCTAGAACGAATAGTTATTGATGCAATAGCCTTTATCTTAGGAGTATTAATTGGTTTAATAATATTACGAATCAATAGAAAACTATAATTCTTGAAAGGAATTGATCATATATGGCAAATAATCCACCGAAAAAGAAGGACGCGGCGCAGGCACGTGCGCACACTGCGGCTCGTAAGGCACAGCGCAAGGCCGCTCAGGAGCTTCGTGAGGCCGCTAATAAAACTGCCCGTACCCGTGGTGAGCCGACGGGTCATGAATTAAAACTAACCCAAGCCGCCGAGCGCAGAGCTAAGAACAACAAGAATCTACCTATAATAATAAGTCAAGGTGGAAATTATATCGTCAAGATTTCTGTTATTGACGAACATGGTACTACCATGATTGATGGAATTCGCCCATGCTGTAATGCAAAATCGTTCTACAAATGTAATCATATAGGAAGTTCTCTACCAAAGAGGCGTTTCTATCTAGAACCTCATCATATGTAGTTATAACCTCATCATATGTAGTTATAACCTCATCATATGTAGCAATCTAAACGATATAGATACATAAAACGGACGATTGAAGCTAGAAGCAATTTCGATTGTCTTGTATTCGGTTGCTCTTGTAGTAAAGGCTAAGATTTTGCTTCTAAAGCTAGAATGGATCGTAAGCCTCGTTGCGCATTCTGATACAGGTGCCACCTCGATGAGATTCATTCTAGCACTACCTCTGTAGCTCAGTGGATAGAGCAGCGGTTTCCTAAATCGCATGTCGCAGGTTCAAATCCTGTCAGGGGTACAAACACGTACTAAGAGAAATGAGGAAAGTAGTGGCAATTGATTCGAAATATGGAAGCGTAACAACAGAACGCGGAACCATTGCGGATGACGAACCAGTTGTAGTATTTCGAGCACAAGACAAGCTATTACCATTAATGTTACGGATCTACTATGACCTGTGTGATGAAGCAGGATCCCCTGATCACCATTTGATTGCCATTGACGAAGCTAGACATCTGATTGAGATATGGCAAGAAGTGAATACTACAAAAATACCATCTAGCGACTCATTAGATCCGAATAAGGATAAAGATGAGTGATGACTATCGAATTGCGCTAAGGTATGATGATCTCGGCCTCGATGATGTCGTTATAAACTATGTTGAGACATTCCGTATGGAACGGATGGATAACGATCGTATATGGCTGTGCTGCTACTTGACGGATGGTCAGGCGATTCACTTTGATATGTGGCTCGATAACGGAATAAATTATGTACGAAGCGCGTGAGCCCCTTCCGGAAGTTGTATACGAATCCAAATTAGAAGAGAATAAAGATGGATAATGAAGCACGTATGAAATTCGTTCGTCAAGTCTTCGATGTTAACTATGACGGATTTCGAGGAGCTATTCGCGTTGTCGATATGGAAATAATTCGAAAAATCGTTGATCGTTGGGAAGAAGATATTTTGGATACTCGTGAACTGGAAACACGATCGCCCACATTCTTTCCATCTAAGGAAAATATTGAATGGAGATAATATGACAACCTATATTTTAACCATCACTGATATGTCAGGATCCATGTCGCCTGTGGCGAAGGATGTTCGAGGTGGCTTCAATTCATATATTAAAGGTCTTATTGAGGACCAAACTGAATGCTTAGTTACGGCAACGTTATTTGATACTGATTTTGTAACTTTATGCATGAACAAGGTTCCAGCTGAAGTGCCTGAATTAAATAATAGTAATTATGTTCCGCCGGTTTTACCGCATTATTCGATGCGGTAGGCAAAACGATAAATGAATTCCGTAAATCTACCGTATTACAAGACGATGATAAAGTTCTTGTTGTTATCCAGACAGACGGCTTGGAAAATGCAAGTCAGGAATATGACTTTGATACGGTTCGCAAGTTGATTAGTGAGCTTCAGGCAACCGATAAGTGGACATTCGTTTATCTAGGTGCCGGGGCAGATGCTTGGAGTCAAGGTGTTGGCCTGGTTGGTGCAGCAAATACCGTTGGTACAACCGGAAGTGCTGCATCATATAATACAACATTTACAACGTTAAGGTCTGCCACAAAATCATATGCTAGTGGGCAGAGTACAGGTGCAGCGGTAGTAGACTTCTTTGAAGAAGAGCACAAGAAGGAACGAGAAGAATAAATGAATAAATATTTTATAAAAATTTCAACCGATTTGGAATGGATGGAAGTTCCCAAAGAAGAATACGTTAGAATCGAGCGTAATGCTGGATTTCATAATACAATGGATAGGCCAGATGAACCTGCTACAGCGGCTTTCAGAGGCATAACCGGCGTCGAAGGAAAAATCGAATATGATATTAATGACGCAGGACCCGAATGGGTACGTAAATCCATTTAACTCATAATTTGATTGGGCCGCAAGCATTAAGGTGATGCTCTAGACTTTTAATCTAGAGAACAGGGATCAATACCCTGGCGGCCTACTATAGTCAAATCGGGCTATAATACAATAAGGAGAAAACGACCACAAATGTCATTTGAATTCATTGCATTCATATTCTTTCTTATTTTAGCCGTAGCTTTTGTAAGTGTTGCGATTAAGGCGAAGCCAGATGAAGAAAGAAGTCGTAGAGACGATATTCCATGGAAATCTACCAGCAAAATTGTATCATTAGGTTTGGGATTCATCGCGGTAATTTTTCTATTCTTTGCATGTGCTTATCAAGTACCGGTCAACAACATTGGAATTGTTACTAGTTTTAGCGCTCCAACAGGTCGCGTAACAGGTAATGGACTAAAGTTTGTATGGCCGTGGCAGCGAGTCGCTGACTTTGATGCGTCTAGGATCACTGAAAACCATATTGGTGATTGGGATCATGGCTGTACGGTAGTTCGTATCGGTTCTCTTGCCACTGCATGTGTAGAAAATCGGATTCAGTGGCAGGTAGTAGGCGATCAGGCCCCGATTTTGTATAAGACATATAAGGGAGATTTTAATAACCTTAAGGCAAACTTTGTAGATCTAGAAATTCAAAATGCCCTAAATGCTACTTTTGCAACTTATAACCCATTGGCCCAAGTTGACATTCGTACTGGACAAACTACGTTCGATGGTGCTAAACTTGCAGAGGACATGAAGCGGCGGCTGTCTGAGGCAGTTGAGCAATTTGGCATTAAAATTTATACAGTTGCTATTCCCATTGTGCATCATGACGCCAAGACTGAAGAGAACATCAAGAAATTCCAGGATGTTGTTCTACAATCGAGAATTCTTGATCAGCAGAGATTGAATGCTGACAAGGAAAAGGCAGTATCGGACAAACTGCGTCCGGTTCTAACACCCGAATATGTCCAGAACAAGTGTATTGAATATTCTCGGGAGATGGGAATTGCGCCCGGTCTTTGTATGATGAATAGTGGATTAGTGAACGTACCAACGACAAAAGGATAGAACTTGAACATTGCGAGATTGATGAAAATTGTGGCAGTAGCATCTATCCCAATTTTATTGACGGTTAGTTGCGCTTGCACATCGGATAACACTGTTAAAAACCCAACAGCGAAGGACGTAGCAGATAATCGAAAGAATTATATACCAAAGAATGATGTCGAAGGTCACAATTACAACGCACGTCTCATTCAATCTGATGATCCATCAGCACTAATTTGGTGTACTGCATATCCATCTAATCCAAATGCAGCAGCATTTACAGTGCCAATTGCTGGAAAGTTAACATCAAGCAATAAGCGGCCTAAGCCAACTACTGAGGTCGATAACGGAGATAACAACACTTATCTATATAAGTACAATCCTGAACTGCCTGACGATCAAGGCATGTATGGAACAAGTTCTGAATATAGATATGGATATGACCCTGCCGGGAACTATCACGATTTTACAAATCTAGAAATGTATTGCACCAATGTTCCAGATGTGATTCAAAAACAGTCTACAAAGATTGATATTACCGTATCATCTGGTGTAGATTTGCATACGATTGATGCACAAGTTCAGACGGAATTAAAGAAGTGTAGGGCAAAAGATCCAAGGCCAGACTCACCATGTCCTGCTGCGGCGGCACTGCTAGGGTTGGTGCATAGTGGGTAGAACATTCGGACAAATGCATGACGATGAGTACTCGTCTGAAGTTGGGTGGTTTCGTCGTCAGACTCCAATTGGATTACTCTTTAAAACTATTGGAGTATTTCTGATTTTTGGTATAATATTTACCGTAATCGGATTACTTAGTGGTTGGTTTAGCACGGGTGCAAACATCATAAGTCCACAGCATGTCAGTTCTGAATGGGATTTTGCTTACACCTACGATAAGTCATTGACGGCATCGGCGCTGAATTGGTGTTCGGCTAAGAAGGCCGAAGATGCAGAGACAGATCCGGCTATCAAAGTACAGCGAGTTTCGCAAACATTAGCGCGAGAAGCAAACTACAATAGCATACAGGCTAGATACAATGCCGAACTTGCAAATGCTTTCAAGGCAAAGCTAGTCAAGCCACCTGATGTTCCGAGACAGGCTCCTACGCTATCTGAGAAGGTCGAACAGATTGGTTGTCTAAGATGACGTTAAAGCAGCTACTTAGGGAATTGGAGAGTCTTCTACTTGATTCAAATCAACTCAACACTGTTGAAATCATTAGTGAAAACGAGATCGCGGTGGAAACACAAGATGGCACCGAGTTTTTTGTCAAAATCGAAGAAGCGTAAGTGAGCGTACTCCAGGCTGTATTTGTTGCTACTATGATAATTATAGTAGCATATGGATACTACCTGTTACGAAAGTTTAGAGTTTTTAGACTTAAGCGTAAGATTAGACGCCAAGTTAGACGGAAATACAAGCATTTATATGATTAAAAGCTAGCTTAGGCTAGCCCAGGGACAGTGGCCAAGATGGTTAAGGCCCCATTCTTATAAAATGGTAATCGTGAGTTCAAGTCTCACCTGTCCCACATGACCGATAGATTGAGTTTAAGTTTAACCAAAGATGATGTAAGGGCACTCGTAAGTATCATAGACTTCTATTTCAACTATGCTCCGGTAGAGTTTAGATCTACGCTACCTGTAGATCTAGATCGGATAGTGAAAATACAAGAAAAAATGAAAAGTAGATCGAGGCATGAATGATCGGTAAACGATACAAGCTTGCGAATCTGGATTACCAGGACTTGCAGTTATTGGATCTAGCATTATCATACGCTATAGATAATTCTGGCATTCATCTCGATGATGATGAGAAAAAGAATCGCCTGAAAGTTATACTATCACAGGTCCTGTTAAAGAAGATGGGCAAATGAGCGGTAAGATAATAGGAAAATTGCATAAGTGCGATGTATCAGGAATCAGCAATAGAGAAGATAGAACTATTTGGCAGTGTGAGTGCGGTGAGTATTGGCTGCTCATGTATGTATATGGTGATGTAATGATACCCAGAAGGGTATCCAGTGATACCTTCAATTCTTGGAAGACGGAAAATAAGATTGAGAAGACATGAGTATTCCAGCTCAACAGCTTGGGTGGATGGCAGGAGTCATCGACCTTAAAGGAAGAATTGTCGAAAAACGAAATAAAACACGTAATACAAGACAGTTAACTTTATATGTTCAAACTAAAGAGCTTGCCGTGGTTCGCAAACTCTCGTCGCTTACTGGAACAAAACCGGAGATTTCTGAGTCGAGAGCTACCAAGGATTGGATGCGGCGGGCATGTAACGAACATTGTCCCGAGCCTCATGTGCATGTATGGGCAATGCATGATGAATATCCATTTCTTGCCAAAGGCGGAATAGTAAATACATCTAAGTGGACAATGACTGGCGCATCAATGGCAGTAATACTTCATAATGTGCTACCGTTCCTGGTTATAGATCGCGGATATACCGATGCCCTAGATTACGTAATGAACAGTGCTGTTTTCGACGGTCAAGGCGCCGGCGCAACAGTTAAGGCAATAAGAAGACTTATAGAGTTAGGTTGGGATCTTCCGGAACAATTCGAGATAGCGATGGAAAATTATGTTTCAAAGGTTACGTAGGTTTCTCGATTTATTTAATTACAGTTCATTAGATTATATCGATAAAATTCACGATAGACTCGATGAAGTCCAAGAGATGATTTATAGAATTAAGAATCCCAAGTGTATATGTCCAATAGTATTTATTCCAGATGACGAAACCGGGCGTAGCCTATATATCGACATGCTTGATCCGGAAAATGAATGTTCTATACATAAGATCAGCGTCTAAGGTATTTGCCTGAGATCATGGATCTGAAAATTCAAGTTCGAATCTTGACAGGCAAACTTTGGGCGGGCGCCCTGGATGGTAGGGGATTCTAGATTAACCTATTATTTCCCCCTCTCAAAATAAAGGATCTGCTGGTTACTTAGTCCAATTTACCGATCACGGGCTTGGTAATAGGCGTAACGGGAGGCCAGCAGGTCCGATTTAAAGAAAAATATGAAATCTAAGGGATATCTAATGACATTTACCGGACCAGAGAGATTATTAGTCCCAGGCAAGCTACGAGGATATCGGGCATGGATGCCAAAGCTACAACACCTTGATGTGAAGTCCTATTGGGATGCCCAGGATTGGGATCATATCCCATGGGATCATACTTCATGGGGAGAATATTCCTATCTAACGTCTGTCAACGATTATCGGATTAAGTGGCCAGTTACAAAAATAAAGGCTAGGTGCTTGTACGCTTCTGGAAAGAATCGTAATAATCCACACTTTGACCATCCTGCTCCTGCAATAGATTGCACTTGTGGTGTATATGGTGTTTATAATCCCACTAATATTTTTGCGCATTGTAGGAGCCCGTATGCAATATATGGATGCTTTGATGCGTGGGGAAAGGTAATATTAGGTGAAAGTGGATTCAGAGCCGAATATGCTAAAATTACGGCCATTTGTGGTAATAATACGCAAGGTTCACTACTCCGGCATATTGCCGGGCTATATAAGGTCCCGTGTTATCTGGGACTCAGATACTTAGAAACGGAATTTCCTCTACAAAATATCAATGCGATTCTATCCGAACCTAAACACGAGTCCGAACATGATATAATTAGTCGCAAATGTAGGTGTGGCTTGGTGTCGTATCAATCACAAAAAGAGATTGAATCGACGATGGCGGTTTCTTGTATTGTTTGTAGAAATTGTGGATATCGTATGCCATTGATTAATAGACTACCATATTAAGAAACTAATGAATTGTACTTGTAGCATGTAAGGAACTAAGGAACTAAGGATTGATTAGATATGAAAAGTGCTGCAGAAGTTACTATGGTTTGGCAGAAGGAAACGAAGAATACAGTACAGTTTAAGGCCGTCATAGATGATGAGACTTATCCGGTTGTTGATACAATTTACATCAGGAAGAGTTGGTGGAAAAGGCTTGGCGAGCCTGATAACCTATTGCTTATCATTGATGCTGGTGGTGGGAAGGAGAGCGAATGACGGATATGGAATCCTCTATACAAAGGTACCATGATGCTCTGCATGCGATGCAATCCGGTGTAACAGCAAAGATGGAACTTGATGGGGCAGAAACATCGCCAAAGCATCTTAGAGTTGGTGTAAATTCGGCAATGGTGGACCATTCGGCGTTAGTCGCAGTCCTCATGGCTAGGGGAATAATTACACAAGAAGAGTACTTCGAAGCGCTAGCGGAATCTATGGAACGTGAGCGTGATATGTATCAAGAAGAACTTAGTAGTCATTATGGAGCAAATATAACGTTAGGATAGAATATGGATTCAGTGCCTCTATAGTTCAAGGGATAGAACAACGGACTTCTAATCCGTAGGCTGTAGGTTCGAGTCCTACTAGGGGCGCAAGATAGAAATAGGAGGCAAAATGAAATGGATGAGGTATATATGGTACGACCTATTCCATAAAAGTTACGAAATACCCAAAGAAAACGTAGGGATACTTATACTAACATATAAGAGATTTTGGAGTAAACGGAAAGTAAGAGTTCTAATAGAACCTGATATTTATTTTCCGGAAGAATATGACCTGGGATGGATATCTGCTAAAAAATTGAAAAATCTAATGTATGATATTGGTGATCTCCCAGATGGAATAGCTCTCAGAAATTACTTAGAAAATTTTTTGGAAAGAGATGACTTCATGGTGTAGTTGTGCAAAGCCAAGCTTCGGTTTTGCATATTCGCATTATCTCAACTTGTGGGTAAAGCCATGCTGTCATCGGCCAACAAGAGCATTTGTCAATCCAGATGGAAGCTATAGGTCGATGCCGATTAAGACAAACGGTCCAGATATGGCAAGCCTTATTCGCCATTCTAATATGATTGAGGGAGTTGTTTCCCTTAAGGAAATTGATCAAAGTCTAGATGCATGGTTTTATCTTAGGATACGTAAGACTCTAACAACAGAAATAATACTAAGAGTTCATCGCCTAATTATGCTTAATTTCCTTCACGGACCGGAAATAGGCCAATATCGTAAGTGTAAGGTTTATATAACTGGGACTCAATCCAGAGTGGCAGATCCGAATGATATTCCAGATCTTATGGACGACTGGATCAAGTTGTACAATTCTGGTGAAGATCCAAAAATTTTACATATTGAATTTGAGAAAATTCATCCATTCATAGATGGTAATGGTAGAGTTGGTAGAATGCTTATGTGGCACCAACAGATGTTACAAGGCACACAACCGACGTTCATAAGGTTCGAGGAACGTGAAAACTATTATAATTGGTTCCATTAATGCTAAAATGATGGGATTCATTTTAGCATTAGGATTTAGTATCTTTTGTATACTATCAGCCCATGCTTGGTATATCAAGATTGCATATGTATATATCGCTATAATATCAATGGCTCTCATAATAATGGAGGTAAGAAATGAATATAGGCGAAATCATCAAAGAGGTGGAATTCGAACCGATCGAGATTCCTGAGCCCATTCAAGACCCTGAGCCGGTAGTTCCTGAAACGGAAAAGGAACCTGTTAGTGTCTGAATATAGCAATAAAGAAATAGAACTCATTCCTGGGGTACTCAGAGGATATAGAAGCTGGTTCTTGCGGGACAATAAATTAATGTCTATTGGTGGATATCCCATTAATATATGGTCCATAGGCGAAAATTTGGCGCATTGTCATTCTCGCTATTATAGGTCTACATCGAATTTTTATGAACGTTGTTTATATCATGACACTCTAGCTCCTGAACTTGCATGTAAATGTGGATTGTATGGACTGTATATGCCGCCTATTATACCAACAACAAGGATTCCTGTATTCGGGGTAATTGAAGCTTATGGAAGAATTATCCTTGGAACATCCGGATTTCGTGCGGAGAAGGCGAGAGTGGTTGCGCTTGCTCCGAATTTTACTTGGATTCGAGACGGAACTAAACTCGTTTCGGAATGTTTCAATGTTCCATTTTATGAGAGTTTAGATGAGCTCACTGAAGACTTTCCGACGGATTTAGAACAGATTAATAATTTGATTTCTAATGAATTCTCAGTGAGCTGATACTATGGATAAACAGACTACACATAGGGAGACAGTATATAGATTGCAGCGATTAGAAAGAGATATAGAAAACGCTAGAATAGATGCGGGAAGAGCATTAAAATCATTAATTCGCCTAGGTACAAACCCAAGCGATCTATCAAGGTTATTCGGGATGACTAGACCTAAGATATATTGGCTTATAAAAATATATGAAAGCAGTGAGGATGCAAACTCAAACAAGGGTTGAGGTAATCAGCCTGAAGAAAGCTCTTGAATATCTTGAGCATAACAAACTTTTTTCCTACGATAATACCGAACGTACTAACCGTCCGATCAGCATGACTTCTATCCAGCGTTATGCCTTTGACATGCGGCGGGGCCAGTGGAAATTAACTCCACAGGGCATCGGGTTTGATATTAATGGCGATCTTACCGATGGTCAGCAAAGATTAATGGCACTCGTTATGGCAGCAACCGAGACTGTTCGAGGACTTGAACCAGATCCCAACATTACATTTACCACTTTAGTGACTCGCGGACTTCAGCCTGATGTCTTTGATCATATTGATGTCGGACGAAACCGCACTACCGGTCAGATACTTGCCATGTCTGGAGTCCGCAATGGTACAACCTTGGGGGCAGCAGGCCGGATAGTTAGTCTATTCGATAACTACCCAGAGATTACTCAATGGAATAGGGCACTCATTACACCTCACGATATTCGTGAGCTTACACAACAGGAAAATCTCGGCGATTATCTATACGATGCGAACGGTGTCGGACGAGTTGGGATGATTATATCATCCGCAGTAGCGGCCATGCACGTATGCCATAGGGCGCTACCGGATGGTCCACACGAAAAATTTATCGACCAACTTAAAAATGGTGAATACGAAGATAGTCCTGAGAATCTCAAGGGCAATCCAATCTTCTCACTTCGCGAATATATGATCCGTAACTCTCAACACAAAACGATAAGGACTAGACAATCATTCAAGCACTTTTTCTGCTATATCAAGGGCTGGAATGATTATGTAAATGGAGTACGACGGTTCCAAATGAACTGGAACCGTAGTCAAGGTGTTATACGTCCAATTGGTTGGGCAGAAAATGCCCGATAAACAACCATTATTAACTATTCAGACAGCCGTCCAATTATGGGACATGCTATATTCTGAATCAAAACTTGTTAAGCCAATTGATCTGATTGGTATAAATTATCCACAAAATCAGCCAAGCGCGGATATTAGAATTTTTGATGGCTACATCAAAGCTACTGCAGCAAAGCTTGGGTTAAAACCGCTGCAGGCTACTCAGGTCGCAAAGCATCTTTACGACGTTGGAGCCATGACTAGATTATCTGCGTCGAACCGTATCTTACCCGGCATAATACAATTAAATTTCAGACCAACAATAACTCAGATTGAAAAAGTTCACCAGAAGCAAATTAGAGATACTCCAAGGGTACATCCGAGTCGTACAAATGTAATTCTGCAGCAACAAACCGATCAAAAGGCAAAAATAATAAATCTTACGGATGAGATAAAGCAATTGAGGCAAATAGTTGACGGCCTCCGTATTGCAGTAGAAGATATTAGATCGGTGGTGGCGGAGTTAGATGCCAGATACAACTCTGGAGGAAGCAAAGAGATGTCCTAGATGTGGCGAGCAGGGGCGCTTTGCCTCTGCTAGCCCCACAGGGCGGCGCGGCGATATGCTACATGTTTTTGAATGTCTAAATGCACGCTGCAAATGGTACCGTAAATCAGGTTGGGTGGTACAAGTTCGACGCGATGGTACCATTGTGCAGCCACAGGGTCATGATAAGAGCTTCAAGACTGTTGCTGATAGAACAGATGAATGGCAAAACTACTACCAGGGATTATACGAGCAGACATTGAGGAAGGATGAAGTCAGAGGTAGGTAACGATTTTACAAATGTAGATCAATGGGAAGATGATATTATATCGTGCGATTTTGTTGTTGATGAAATAATATCTCACTATGATATTGTGGATGACGAAAGCAGAGTATTTTTCTTTGATATTAGAGTAGATTTTGCATGTGCTTCTGCTTCATGGCCGATACCATTTAGATGGAATGACCTAGAAAATCTAGATAATATGAACGACGATGTTGTAGATTTTTAGGAAATCCATGTAACTATGATTTTTAGGAGGTGATAATAAGATGGAATTGTTTCCCTTTCAGCAATATTGGGTAGACACTTTTAAAACAACGAGATGCATTTTATTGGGCGACGACATGGGTCTAGGAAAAACGGTACAGGCCATTGTAATGGATTTGGAACGTAGGAACCTTCTTTTACCAAAAGATTCTCCTAAGACTCTTATTGTCACCCCGCTTGCTGTGGTAGGATCCTGGACGAATCACTGGCGAATGCTCGCACCGCACCTTAAAATATCAGTAATCAACAACAAAAACAGGACGCCGTTCGTGGATTCCGTTGTTAACGGGGATGCCGATGTCTATATCTGCCATTGGCAAGCTATTCGCTTAATTCCAGAACTTGCAAATAGACATTGGTTTCATGTTATTGGCGATGAGATACATGCTATTCAAAATAGAAAAACCAAGCAGTCAATAGCATTTAAGAAGATTAAAACGGACTACAAGACTGGGTTATCCGGAACACCAGCATTCGATAAACCGGACGATTTATGGAGTATCCTGAATTGGCTATATCCAAGATATTGGAGCAGTTATTGGCGCTACGTTAATGAATATCTAATTGTTGTAGAGCACACTGGATATAAGCAAATTGTTGGTATTCAAAATCCGGAGAAACTTCAGTCATTAATGAGCGGATTTTATCTTCGTCGCAAGAAAGAAGAAGTACTTCCGGACTTACCAGATAAATATTATACGGATATCGTTGTTGATTTAACTACGGAACAAGAACGTGCCTACGAGTCTATGCGTAAAACTATGATAGCCTGGTTGGGCGAAAATGAACGTGAACCTCTAACAGCACCGGTCGTGATCGCACAACTGACACGTCTTCAGCAATTTTCAGATGCATTTGCAGAATTTGACGAGGAGACAGGTCAGGTAAAACTCACCGAACCATCGAGCAAGCTCGATGCGGTGATGGAACTTATTGACGAAAGTACAGAGCCAGTAGTAGTATTTTCTCAGTTCTCGCAAATGATCGAGCTACTAGGAAAACGTCTGCAGAGAGCTGGTATTCCACATGGCCTTTACATCGGCAAAACACCTGCTAAGGAACGTGAAAGAATAATCGAAGATTTTCAGGATGGAAAGCTTAAAGTATTCGCTGGCACAATAAGCGCTGGCGGTGTAGGTATCACCCTAACTCGTTCATCGACGGTTATATTTATTGATCTTAGTTGGTCACATTCAATAAATTCCCAGGCTGAAGACAGATGTCATAGAATTGGCCAAGCGAATGCAGTCCAGGTAATTCACATTAAATCCGCACATACAATTGATAATTCAAGAGCCAATCAGATTCTCCTCAAGCGAGAATGGATCAAAAAGTTAATAGGAGACAATTAAATGAGGGCGGTTGCAGTATATGGAGCTGGTGATTCCACAACAGTGACAAAGGAATTCACGGGTTATAAAATAAGTATCCAAATATTTCCCGATGGGTCCAATAAGCGTGCGATGATACGTGTTTACAATAAAAAAGGCAAATCAACTAAAGACTGGATATGTTCAAATATATACGAGATAGAACTTTTTAAGCAAACTTAGTTGGTGGTAATTATGATTAGAGAAACTGATGCTTCAGTTGAACAATTAGGGAGATTGATTGAGCGGAGAGACACGGAGATATCGCGTCTGAAATCTGGACTGCGGTGGATCAGACAAGCATGTTTTGTGCATGTATGGACTCAGGCCGTAACACCAGATGATGTCAAGGACATTGCTGATTTCGCCCATGCAGTGATAGCCGAGGAATTAGATCCACCAATAATGGGCCTTGACGATTCATGGGATAAGTCTCTTGCGCGTGCAAAAGAATCCGCAAATAGATTAAAGGAGATAGTTAAATGAGTTTTAGGAAATCCAGCTATTCAGCGGATAATGGAGCTTGCGTAGAAGTAGATTGGGTAAAATCTAGTTTCTGCGTTCCTGGCGATTGTGTGGAGATAGGTGTGTGGAATAAATCTAGTTATTCAGGCGGTAATGGGAATTGTGTAGAAGTGGGGGCCTGGAATAAATCTAGTTATTCAGGCGGAGAGTGTCTTCAGGTTAGTGGAGATTGGTTAAAATCAGAAGCAAGTGCTGATAGCGCTAGTTGCGTGGAAGTTAATCGGCCTGAGGAACTTGCTATATTGGTGCGCGACAGTAAGGACCCGAGCGGACCTGTATTAAAATTCAACAAAGCCGAGTGGGAGGCATTCCTGCTAGGTGCTAAGGATGGCGAATTTGACATTAAAGATTAAAGTTATTGAACAACGAATCGTGGTATATATTCCAGATTTAACTTCCGAAGTATATCAAAGCAAAAATATTACAACAATCAATGATGCCATGGAGCTTGATAGAGCGGATGTAGAGAAGGGTGAAATAGATATTTCCGAACTCGGACATCCAGAAGTAATACGCTCATGGCATATATACGAGGATCCCATAGATGACCACTACCAACCCATATGAGCAGATTCAAGATTTCCCAATTGCATTTGAGACAATGCAAGAGCTTGGATTTACTTTGGTAAGTTCTAACATAATAGACGAACTTCGAAACATCCGCGCCTCGGATAATAGTGAATTATCTCAAATGGCGCGTGAGCTATTGGAGAAGTACTTCTATGATTACCAATGATCATTGGTATGATTTTCTTACCGAATTTTTTGGGTATGACAAGGTTTGGATAAAACACGTAACATCACATTGGAATCCAATGAACAATTCACCAGGCTGCGATTGCAGGTCTTGGACGAAATGTGATGAATGGAATTCCATTGTTGCCAGTAGAATTGAAGTTGTTAGTCCGGATATTAGTATTGATGAGCCAGTTGCAGTAATTACCACTGACGATATCTACAATCAAAAAGTAGTATTCCAAACCGATGGAGATTTTCATTCGGTAATTACGCCATGGTCCGATTCTGTAGTTGAAAATTTGAATAGTTATCAAACGATCGGTCTTGGCCACCCATATACATGTCCAAATTGTAAATATTCTCCAAAACTCATCGCTAGGTCTGATGGATGGAAATGTCCTAGCTGTTCATACACTCAAGGATGGGCACATGCAGTACATGGCGACGGTTCGTGGAAAGAGTCCGATAAGGCTATGATGGAGAAAATAGCCTTAGTTGAAGATTAGTATAGAAAGTGGCCCTATTTATGGAAACTCACAATATGGAAATATCTAAAGAACATCTGGGGCCACATCTTTGGCAATATCAGGTTGGGTGTAGCTGTGGTTGGACAGCTACACCCACCACCGATAGAACGCTGGCATTCAGAGAATATGGAGATCACGGACGTGATGCCTATGACCGTATGATTATGGAGAGTGAACGACAATCGTGATTCACGCTACAATTCATTATAAAGATGAATTTTTATATGGTAAAATATATTATGGCGCCAAGAACATTGAGGTGATTCTGAGATCAAAATGCGTTAAGGGCGCAGAACAAGAAATCACCAAAAGAATGCGCGTTATTGGTTATAAGCCTATTGGTAGATGGCATAATAAGGGATTCTACCTTATTAGAAGGTATATTCCAACGGAAGTGAAATGTGATTGATGTCCAATGGTACATACAAAATGGATTAACACATTCAGTTCATACCTCTGAACGGCGCGCTTTTAGAGGTTGCCGGCGCCGTTGGGATTGGTCATATAGGCAGATGTACTATCCAATGGTAACCCCACCTCCATTGGAATTTGGTGTTGCTTTCCACAAAGCGTTAGAATTATACTATACTCCAGAAACATGGCACGATAAGGAAACATCCGCACAACTCGCTCTTGTAGCGTTTAAGCAAACATGTGATGAGCAATTTAGAAATTATAAGAAGTTAAACGGAGAACCAAGTTACGATATCATTGAAGACTATAGTAGTAGAGTTACTCTTGGTCTTAACATGTTAAAGTATTATTTTAATGATGTCGCTCCGTCATATGATAGAAACTGGACACCAGTAGAGGTAGAAGTTCCGTTCGAAGTAGCTGTAATAGATCCAAGTATTAACGAACCATTAATGTGTAAATGCAATAGATGTAGGAGAAGGTGGACAAAAGCTGGCGGTAACGAGCCGTATCCGGATAATGTGTTAAGTCCTCATATCCAGAGTGATTGGCAAGGATTACCGGTAACCTATGGTGGCAGAATAGATGCCATATTCGAAGACGAGATAAAAAGACTATGGCTGGTCGATTGGAAGAGTGCCAGTAGAATCCTAGATGAAGATAAAGAATCATCATTCCTCCAACTTGACGATCAAATTACCTCATACGCTTGGGCACTATGGACCATGGGAATCAAGGTAGCCGGATTTGTTTATGTAGAATTTAAAAAGGCATATCCTCGCTCACCTGAGTTGTTAGCTCGTCCCTACAAGGGTAAGCGATTCAGTACTAATAAGCAATTCATGACAACGCCAAAACTTGTAAAACGGACAGTAAGTAATGAAGATTATGAAGCGTATGTTATGGGATATTATGACGATTATTTAACATGGCTGCAAGATGAAGGGCCAAAGTTTACTCAACGCCATCAAATTCACCGTAACGAGACAGAACTTAGAAATGCCGGCATAAACATTGCTTTAGAATGTATGGATATCGTTCAGGACCCCAGGATATACCCACAACCGGGGCGGTTTAGCTGTCCTACATGTTTATTCCAACAGCCATGTATTAGTGCCAACGACGGCGGCGATCCGCAGTACTTGTTAAATGAACTATTCGAACGGCGTGAAAAGCATTACTATGAAACTGAATCCCCATCTACGGAATAGATATGGAGATTCCTGAAAGTGAACATGGCAAAAGAAGTACCTATAATAAATATAAGTGTAGATGTGATAAATGCAGAGCAGCGAATACGGATTACTTACGGTTATCGCGTATTAGAAAGCTAGCCAAACTTACCGATGATTCACATTTGCACGGAACGCGAAATGCCTATATGAACATGAAATGTAGATGTGAAAGATGTAAGAAGGCGAATACTGAATATCAGCGAGCCAGAAGGATCCGGCTTAAAGAGAAAAGAATAGATAAGTCTAACTTAACAGAAAGTTAAGAGATGGAATATGTAATAGTGATTCAACCGAGCCCCATTGATATTCATTTGACATTCGAACATAGAGACGAATTACGCGATCTTTACGATAGCCTTAGATGTTGGCAACCTCATGATGGTTGGAGCCCAGCGGCCAACAAATTCTTTAAGTGTATAAAGGAAGCTATAGATGAAGACGAAATCTAGTCAACGAAATAAAACAATAATTGCTCAGCGGGTAGAAATAATACGTAATGGCTATTGTACTATCTATTATTGCTGTTGTGATAATCCGGAGTGTGAAACTATAACTGCCGCCATAAAAGATATCGAGCCAAAAAATATCAAACGATCAGAATTCGTAATGGAATATAGGTGACACCATGGAAACCTGTACATGTACTCCCATTGCGGATGCATTTGTTAATGGAAGATACTATAAGCAATTTAGAATTCCGGAAAATGGGTGTCCAGAACATCCATCAATATGCAATTTCCATTGGGACGATCACTGCTGTGCAAGAAGTGCTGTTTACGAACAAGAACATGAACATTTTTGCTGTTGCGGCATGAAATATGTTGACTCCCGAGCAAAATCACAAGTCTAAACATTCTGGCGAATTTGACATTTGCTGGCAGTGTGGTCGGAGTAGAGAAACTTGTAACAGAAAGATAAGATTTTCATCCGTTCAGGAAGCAGACGATTGGGTAAGGGAGTTAAATGCGGCTAAAGCATATCATAATCCTGTTATCAGGTATTGCTGCCGTTGGTGCGGCGGCTGGCATATGGCACGTGCGAAGACTAAGATTCAGCGTGGTAGAGCTGAGCGACAACGAAGAAAATGGATAACATCTTTATTTATAAACGAGAATAATAATGAGACGTAAACTAAAAATTCGCAGTCATGGACGTCGTGGGTATACCGTTCATGGTTGTAGGTGTAAAATTTGTACTGCTGCAAATACTAAAGAAAAGCGCCGTCAACGCCTACGATCTCATAAGACCACATTGAATAACGATGATCCTCGACATGGAACTCGCGCCGGATATTTCGACTTTGGATGTAGATGCGAAAGATGCGGCGAAGCTGGTATCTATTGTAGGAATATATGGTGGACTAGGAAAAGATTTAAGCGGGAAGTACATGACTCTCATACACCGGAATATAGACAATATGTAGATCCAACCTTATGCTATTGCATATCCTGCAATGAGCTGCTATTTGACATAGAAGATGGACTCACTCAAATTGCAAAAGAGGTATGCAGTGCAGGAATTGGAGTTGGACCCATTCCTTGATTGTTGTGGAGAGTGTGAACTATATCCAGATAATAGTTCATGTTTTTGTGAATTCTGCGCGGATTGTGATAGTTGTTTAGAGCATGATCCATGCGATTGTAATGAGGAGGATGATGCATAGAGCCAAGGGGAATATCGACAATACTATTGGCAGTTTTGTTGTCGTATCATTTGATGACTTCGATCCGCCAATATATCCAATGACCGGAGACAAAGTGACTTTCGTGGATGAGTCCTCCGGTAAGGAATTCCTTACTAAAATTCAGATTACTCATTGGGGCAAGAGATTAGTTTATTTACGAATTGATACCAATCAATAGGGCTCGCCAGGTCTTGACAAGCAAACCGGCATGCGATACGATGTCCTAATCAATCCGATTTATTTTAAATGATGCTACATATTCGGACAAATCGGGACAAAAGGGAATAATGTGTCGTTGGCTACTATTGCGGGTTTAGAAATTCGTAGAGTATCTCAAAGGCAGAATCAATTTAATATGTTAGTGTATGGCGAATCTGGGTCTGGAAAAACTACACTAGCCGGTTCTGCCGATGCTGTGCCGCAGATGCGACGTGTCTTATTCATTGACATTGAGGGCGGCACACTCTCACTCAAGGCAACATATCCAGACGTTGAGGTTGTCCGTGTAAAATCCTGGCAAGAAATGCAGGAAGTCTACAACGAGCTTTATGCTGGAAACCATGGGTTTAGTACAATAGTAATTGATAGCCTTACTGAAACCCAGAAGATCAGTATGGATCGCATTATGAAAAAAGTTGTGGACGAATATGAAGATAGAGATGCTGATGTTCCTGGAATCCGTGAATGGAACATTAACATCGAACAAACAAGAAAATTTGTAAGAGCATTTCGCGACCTTCCCGTAAATACGATTTTTACCGCATTAGTAAAAACAGACAAAAACCTGAGAACCGGAGCGATTAAACGAAAGCCATCTTTGTCTGGTAAGGTAGCAGACGAGGTAGCTGGTTTCCTTGACATCGTCACTTATTTATACCTTAAGGAGATAGACGGAACAAATACACGAATGTTATTATGTGGTCAAACGGAAGATACGGTTGCTAAAGATAGAACTGGTAAATTGACCACTGTAATAGCCAATCCAATAATGTCTGAAATCTGGAAAGCGGTAAGAGAAGGATCGCCAAATGACGTCTCCAATGTCAATGAGAGTTAATCTAACATCAGAAGAAGCAGAGTCGCGAACTTTAGACCCTTTGCCGACTGGTAAATATCTTTGCAATCTCGTTGACGGACAAATTCGAGAGGTAAAGCCAGGACGCAAGCACGTCGGAAAGCCATTCTGGAGTCTTCAATTCGTTGTGCAAGAGGGTCCACATGCAGGACGTAATATTTTCGCAACCGTAATGCTCTTCGAAGGCGCACTTTATTCGTTAGTGCAGCTACTTCGTGCATATGGGTATGAGGTCAATGGACCCGGCGAATTACAAGTACCATCACTTGATGATCTCCTTGACAAGAAGGAATCAATCTACGTTCGTGGCCAAAAGAAGCCTGCGACTTCGGCCAATGGTAACGATCTGCCCGAGAGATTTGAAGTAAAGGGCTATACTGTGGCATCCAAGGCTCAAGGAGCAAGCGCAGATAGCTCATACCTCCCATAAATAAAGCTTATGACTGCCTATAACTATATAAGTTATAGGCAGTTATTTTTTGCGGAGGGAGGCAATGCATGGCAAATTACGCCTCGTTCCGGAATGTTATTGAACATACCGTGCAACAGCGGCGTGACTTTTTCAGATTAGTCTTCGGCGAAGAAACCGGATTTGTTTGTATTACGTACATCAGCCATCTTAGTAAGAAGGCTGGAGAATATTATTATGAATATCCTGTTCATCTCAATAGAATGTGCAAAGATATTGATGACAATTGCCAAAATCTTATACATGCATACTTTGGCATTAATCTTCTAGAGAATCCAAAGCGTAATAGAGATGAATCAAATATAGTTAAATCAACAGTCGCCTGGTGTGATCTCGATACTTGTAGTCCATTATTGATGCAGGTAGATCCAAGTATTGTTATCCAGACATCGAGAGCCAGATGGCAAGCCTTGTGGAGATTTGAGGAAACTCAACCCGTTGAGGTTGCAGAGGATATATCCCGAAAGATAGCATATTTCCACTCCGATCAAGGTTCAGATAAAGGATGTTGGAACAGATCAAGAATTCTCCGCATTCCATATACACCCAATTATAAATATGGCGACATAAACACCGCCCCAGTGGTTATAGTCACAGCCACATCTCCATCTCTTTATAGGCCATCAGACTTCAAAGTCTATCCGGAAATTGAGGTATTCAAAACATTCAAGATAGAGTTACCACATGCAGAAAATCTCCCAGATGAAGATCCTGAGGAAATTTTAAAACGCTATAGTAAATCATTACCAGTAGATATCTTCGGCAGAATCAGAGATATTCCAAATCGAGAAGAAGACTGGTCAGAAATACTATGGAGTATTGAAAAATGGTTTGCAGAAGCAGGATTAACCCAAGAAGAAGCATTCAAGGTATTATGGAATGCCGGATGCAATAAATATAAACGAGATGGAAGACCGCAGGAAGATCTGTGGATCGAGATACGAAAAGCATATCTGGAAGTCTTACAAGAAAGAGATTTAATACCGACTCCCACAGCAAAGATACCAGAGATAATCAGTGAAGAAGAAATAAAAGAGGCACAACTCCGCGAAACTTTTGTGGAAAGATATATCAAGTATGCATCAGGAGTAACTGATGCGGCGGTTCAATATCATCAAGCAAGTGCTTTCATTATTCTTAGCTCCATCATCTCAAGTAATGTGTACCTTCCGACATCATTTGGTACGATTAAACCAAATTTATGGTTTTATATATGTGGCGACTCCACCGTAACGCGAAAAACTACAGCGATGAAGATAGGCAACAGGCTATTACAAGAGGTAGATTCTGATGCAATATTCGCAACCGATGGATCACCAGAAGGAATAATAACTGCATTATCTAGTAGACCAAAACGGGCATCGGTATATCATAAGGATGAATTTACTGGTCTCTTGGATTCTATGATCCACAAAGAATACATGTCTGGTATGGCTGAAATGTTCACCAAATTGTACGATGGCGATGATTTAAAACGGATATTAAGACGTGAAGAGATTAGAGTAACTGATCCCGTATTTATTATGTTTGTTGGTGGACCCAAAACGAAGACGCAATTAACTATAACAGAAGAAATGATCAGTAGTGGATTTATACCAAGATTTGTCTTCATTACTGCTAATCCCGACATTCAAAACGTGAGACCAGTTGGACCTCCAATCCAAGAAGATTATGAAGCTAGGGAGTCGTTATTAAACGAACTTCATGTTATCAATAAGCGCTATAACGAACCAGTCATATTCTCTGGAATCGGGAAAAATGCTCCCTCATTTGAGGTAAAATTAACAAGAGAGGCTTGGATAAGATATAATCAACTAGAAACAATATTGACATCTAATGCGTTGGAATCCGGATTACTTCACCTAACACCGGTATATGATAGACTTGCGAAGTCGACCTTGAAGTCGGCAGTTCTGATTGCTGCTTCCAGAACTCTTAATGGTTCGGTAACCGTAGAGCTTGCAGATCTCATACATGCCATTTACTATTGTCGTAATTGGTTTAAATATGCAAGCGAGATAGTAAATAATGTTGGAAAGACTAACGATGAGAGAATGATAGATTCTCTCATGAATATGATCTCCGATACAGGAGACCTAGGAATTCCAAGATCCGAGCTTATGCGGGTTTTTCATTTAGATTCCAAACGGGCTGATCTATTGTTTACTACAATGGAACAGAGGGGACTAATTAGAAGATTAAGCTGGAGAAAAGAATATAGATATGTGGATAACATGAGGTGAATAATGTCCTATCTTGGGGTGAGGCATAAAAGAAATGCTATCACCATAGAGATAAAGCTACATGGTCCAGGAATACCAAACGTTGAAGTAACAAAATTAAAAGATTTCATGGATGTTGAAATAGAACCAGCAGCGAGGGAATCAAGAAAAAATACAGCCATATTTTGCTCAATATTGGCCGGAAGAGCCATAGAGCGCTTTGGTAACAATGACGATGTTGTCTGGGCCGAATGCATAATAGATACTGGTGAATATTGTATGGGCGCCGTAAAGGAAACGTCATTATGAGTAGTCATTCGTATGCGACATCTGCAAGGACATGGACCGTTACCGACACACCATGGTATAAGAAGTATCGTCATAATTCCCGTCATAGCATGCCTAATCATCTAGTTACGCTAATTTGGGAATTGGTATTTCAAGCCGGTGGTCTGGCTATAGAAATAGAAGTTGGACTTAGATCTTCTATAAATAAAATCAAGAGTAAAATCTTCATATTCCCAAAACTATAAATTAGCGAGGTATGGTGAGGAAACATCCATTAGCTGAATGCGAAAAATGTCCGTTTGCCGATGCCCCTTACGTGCCAACACAAAATCTTAATCCAAAGATTAAGTTGGCGGTAATTGGTGAAGCTCCGGGTGCATATGAGGCACAGCGTGGAATTCCATTCACCGGACCGTCGGGTAAGCTTCTAGATCAAGTACTATCCAATTATGGATATAACCGTAACGAATTGATGGTGAGCAATATTTGCTCGTGTCGCCCAGACAACAATGACGATCCGCCGGCAAGCGCCGTGCGTGCCTGTGCACCACGATTGGCCCATGAGATCGCCGCTGCCGGCATAGAACAGATCCTTGCCCTGGGTGGTACGGCGGCCACCAACCTTATTAACACGAAGCAAAAAATTACCAAAATCAGGGTAGGGCCGCCGCAGCCATATAAGAATGACGAAAGTATTGAAGTTGTCAGTACCTGGCATCCAGCATTTTGCCTTCGTACTCCGGATTCATTCATTGATTTCGTCAATGATATTAGAAAGCTAGAAAATGCCTCCAGAGCACCTTACCTTAAACCAAGATACGCAGTACCTCTCACTGAGGCTGATATTAGAAAAGCAATCCAGCGATTGTCAGAGCTGGAAGGACCTATCGTTATTGATATTGAAACTGGCTTTGACAAAGACACGACTGTCGACCATGCAGAAAACTATAATCTGCTCTGCGTGGGAGTCTGCTTTGCAAGCGGAAAGGCAATCGTATTCCCTGGAGATCTCATTAGATCGGGCGCCACAGGCGACGATTTCGGTGAGTTACTACGAAGAAAATCAATTATCGCTCACAACGGAAAATCAGACTTAGCTGGCTTATATCCGCACTTTGGCGAATTAGAACTATTCGCCGATACCATGCTGCAACATTATACGTTGGATGAAAGACCAGGTCACCATACATTAGAAGAACTTGGAATTGAGATACTAAATGCTCCAAATTGGAAAAAAGAAATCAAGGAATATATACCAAGAGGCGGCTCTTATGCTGACATACCGCCTGATAAATTATATGCTTACAACGCCATGGACGTCTGCGTCACATGGGATTTATATTGGCACTTCCTGGCCAATATGGATGAAAGAGCACAAAAAGAACACAACTTTCTGATCGCCGCGTCTAATACACTTAGAAAAATTGAACGAAATGGTATCACATTTGATGTTGAATACAATGAAGATTTAAATAAAAAATACAGTGGCGAATTGTTTAATATTCGCACTGAAATTGAAGAAACTGCCGAGAGGCCAATTAATCCAAATTCCTGGCAACAGATACTTCGCTATTATTCAGACAGCGGATTGACCTTAACTTCTACCGACGCGGACACACTAAATGCGGTGCTGCCATATATGCACGGCAATCCAAGAGCCTTCACCGAGCTATTACTGCTCCACAGGCGCAAGGCAAAGGAATACGGCACTTACGTAAAGGGATTAGCAAAGCGAGTACATAACGGAAAGATATTCACTACATATTCGCTGCACAGTACGACGTCGGGTCGGCTTTCATCAAAGGCGCCTAATCTTCAGAATATTAAGCGATCCAAATCTATTAAGCGACAATTCACGGTTGAAGATGAAAACAATGTACTAATTCAAGTAGATTATAAACAAGCCGAAGGGCGAGTTATAACGGCATTGGCACGTGATGAATACTTAGCGGTATTGTTTAGTGATCCGACAAAAGATATATTTAATGATTTCTGTGATCAGATTTGGGGATTGAGTAACTGGGGGGTAGAAGAAAGAGTTAAAATTAAGACCGTATTTTATGGTCTTGCTTATGGTCGTGGTCCAGTTGCAATCGCTCAAGAGCTCTCTATATCAGAGGCAGAATCCCGTGAACTTGTTCGCAACTTCAAGGCGCTCATACCGGCGACGGTGGCGTGGCAGGCATCGGTCACCCACACTGTATTATCAGGTAATGATCTCATTACACCGTTTGGTAGGAAGAGATCGTTCTACCTGATTACAGATTCTAATAAGGCAGATGTGCTCAATGAAGCATTATCATTCCTGCCACAATCCATTGCATCTGACATATGCCTGACCGCAGCCATAGATCTCGAACGTATGTTGCGTGGAGTTGCAAAACTTAGACTTACTGTTCATGATGCCCTGTACGCAGAATGCCTTGAAGAAGATCAAGAAACCGTAATAGATATGATGTGTAAATCCATGACGGGCGCCGGTAACCAGTTTACAGATTACGTTCCATTTACTGTTGACGTCAAAGTTGGAAAGAATTGGGCGGAATGCTCGTAATTAATTATTCTCTCGACTATTCGGAACTAGTGAACATCATTAATATATTTGATCGAGGAGAATATAAGTGATGTGGATGTGGTATTACTTCGCTGGTAGATATTCCCGCAATGCTGAATTACGTAAATATCGAGATGAATTAATATCAACATTTCCTAATGCACGAGTTATATCACGATGGATCGATATACATCAGGATATAACCGGAGGATTAACAGCATCCTTTACACCGCAAGAATTAGCGGCAGACCCGCAGGATGCTGGAAATTTGGCAGTCACGATTTGAACGATCTTATGACCGCAGGTGCAATTGTATCCTTCACTGGCAACGGCGGCAAGGGCGGTAGGCACATAGAACATGGTATCGGAATCGCACTGCATACGTTCAATAACATGTATCGTATCATTGTAATCGGTGAGCGGGAGAATATATTTCATTGCCATCCGGCAACTGAAATCTACGCAGATTGGAACGAATTTCTAGCTAGCGAGATACAAAGATTATCATGATTACCTTTGATAGACTTTATTCAGTAACAAAAATAAATGATGGCGAAAAGGAAAAGGATTACTATTATCAAATCATCTCGCAGCCAACAAGATACTATGTTATTGCGTGGGCGTATCATCACCTGTGGGAACGACCTAGCACACCCATAATGTTAGTTCTAGAAAAAATACATAAGAAGATATTTGGAGGATACTTAGGTTATATACCACTGACATGTCGTCAGGATTTAAGGTGCTATCGCCTCCACCAAAAGAAAAGGATCGTGCTATATGATACGTACGACGATACTAAATAGCGAAGATAACGATTTGAATACTATCGACAAAGCCATCGAATGGATAATGGATATGTACCTTAGAGAATTCCGAATGCTCGACGAAGTTATGATAGAACTTGTAAGAAGTAGAGAGAAAAGGGGATGGAGCGCAATAATAAGTGGTTCCATAAAGGAAATTAAATGAAAATTGTAACAACTATAGAAGATCTTGGATTATGTCCAATCTGTAATAAACAAACTCACATGATTCTTACTTGCCATACATTTTTCCAAAATGGGCACTGGGCTGCGTGTATGCCGTGCGATTCGGCATGGGATATTCATTGTGAGGATGAAGATTGCCTGTGGCCCGGATATATCTGGGGGCTCAATCCTAAAAATCCACGATCTAGATCAAATGAAATGAATAGGCCAATATGGCTAATAGGAGATAACCCTCCATATCCATAGGAGTAAATGCCTATGAAAACAGAATGGAATTGGGAGCCAGCCAGAGCACAGAGAGTGACTGTTATAGTTGCAGATGCTCCACAATTCCCTCAATATTGGGCACGTCCATATATAGGACAAGAGAGGTTTGCCGTAGAGATTTATCAAAACGGTCAAACGTTCTACATAGACAATGAAGATGGCTCTGGTTGGGATAAAGTAACCAGCGGCGGGCCGTGGATGGGACATAGAAATCTAGAAATCAAGCAAATTATATCTAGGATGCCTAATGAATGGTAATTCCTTTATCCAGAAAAATTTGCGATGACTATCTATAGAATCGTTTTTCAGGAATCCAGGAAGAGAATCTTAGACAACGACCATCCAAGTGCTAGCGTAATTCAAGAATTGATTACTACCGATGAGGCGAGTACCGAAGATGCAAAAACTGCGGCAAATATACTTCGCTCCATAGCCAATAGATTGGATCCGAGCAAGGGTGCGATAAATGTGGAGTAAGAAATTTTGGATGGATTTGGCTGAACGTGCAATCAAATCGTTTGCTCAAGGAGTACTTCTAAATTTAGGTGTAAGTGACACCGGCCCTTTTAATATATTTGAAACAACCTGGATGAACTTAGTAGGGTTCGGTCTTGGTGCAATGACATTGTCAATATTAATGTCTCTTGCTTCGTTGAAGGTTGGAGATAATAGTTCTGCGAGTCTAGTGAAATGACATATTCTATTAATGGTGAAGATATATTGTTAGATTGTTCACAATGCAAATGCTGTACTTACAATCTCAGAAAAAGAACAAAAAATAATTCAAATTTACGACATCATTGTTATAGGTGTCATATGTCGATGTCTGTCGAGGAAATATGCGGATGTGGTGATTGTCTTAATAAAGCATTACATATTGAACAGGTAGGATGGCAATGGAGGATACCTCCAGGAACTCCATGAGAATATTATCGCTGGACCCAGGAGCAACAACAGGATATGCGATATATCAAAACGGCCTAATTAATGCTGATGAATTAACTCTGCCCAAGTCCTTATACCCACACTTCACATTATCTAATTTCATTAGGGATGTGAATCCAAACATTGTCACATTTGAAGAGTTTCGATTCCGTCAGGGAATGACTGGCATTGTCCTGACGGCAATCGAGATGATCGGGGTTATCAGACTCGTTGCACAAGAATCCAGTATCAATATTGATTCTATTTCATCTATTTCATCATCTGAAAATAAAGCGTTTTGGAATAATGAAAAGTTAAAGGCCATAGGATATTATAAGCGAGGAGTATCCCATGGCATGGATGCTGTAAGAGTGCTGTGTGTATGGTTAATGAAAAACGATAAAAATTGGTTCAATGAAAAAGTGGAACTATTACGTAACTAGTGCGGCTACTGATTCACCAACTATGGAAATTACTGGTGAGGATGTATCAATCCATGATAGTATAGGAGCGGGCGTATATATTACATCAATATCAATTCTGTTGCCTATATATGTAGTGGGACCAAATCTTTCCTCGGACTTGATCGAAAATGGTAGTATTATTAATTGAAGGAATCCGAGACTAGTTACGGTTAATCCAAAACGTTCCTCAGACTGAATTGATGCTGCTGTTATTGTTACCGAACCCGCAGTTAATACCGATACACCAAATTTTTCGGATGGTCCAATCGGTGTAGCCGTTATTATCAATACAGTATTAGCATTCCCAAACTTTTCTTCTGATCTTATTGGGAATGCAATAAGATTCTGAGTTATTGAACCATTCCCAAATTGTTCGGCAGATGTAATACTAGCCGCTGCAACGTTATATGTCGCAGATACTAGCGTATTGCCAAATCTTTCTTCAGATACTATAGGAATCGCACTTATTGTATATATTGATGTTATTGATGAATTACCAAGTTTCTCTTCCGAATAAATTGATATACCAAGTACGCCCTGAGCTAGTGATGAACTGCCGAACCGCTCTGCTCCGGCTATGGATGCAGAAGTTATAACTGAACTAGTGAATGTTATACCAAAGCGTTCTTCTGAGCCTACGCCAACAGCTACAATATTCTGTGTAATTGATGAACTACCAAATTTTTCTTCAGACGTTATAGCAAATGCAACGATAGATTGTCCAACAGCAGCGCTTCCGAATCGTTCTTCGGATTGTACAGCAAAAGCAGTAACTGTATATGTTGTCGATACAACAAAGTTTCCAAATTTTTCCTCAGAACTAATGCCTGGTGTAGTAATTGCTTGAGCGACTAGCGTATTGCCAAATTTTTCTTGAGACACTATGCCTGGAACACTTATGGCCATAGCTACTGCAGTGAATCCGAAACGCTCTTCGGAAGTTATGCCAACAGCTACAAGATTTTGCGTTATGGATGAGCTACCAAACTTTTCCTCAGATGTTACAGCAAATGCATTCAGATTCTGATCTGGAGGACCGGACATAGCTGAAGGACGCAGCAGCCTAGTGCCTAAACGACTCGCAGGCAGCGGTTGCCTAGTTGGTGCGCGACGAACAGCAATTGCCATAGTTTAGGCGTCCCAGCTCCAATAAACATCGCTAATCTGACCGGTACCGGTCATTGGCATTACTGCTACGCCATTGGCGGTACCAGAAGGAACTAATAGACCGCGTCCACCAAACGTCCATATGATACCCGATCCGATGGATGCTCCAATTGATGCACGTCGTACCTCGCCAGCCACGAGCGTGGGCGCAACCGTATGAGTATCTCGTGGATCGCCTTTGGCAGTAAAGTTGACGTCATTCTCTTCGTATACCACTGTTTGGGCAGTACCCTGAGTTCCAGCAGTACTAACTCGTTTCAGCGAGCATTCGAATGCAGTGGTTGTGGTGTTTGTTATGCCAACTTCTACCAGCCATAGGCCACCAGTCGATGAAGCATATAAGCTGGCCATAGGTAAGGTAGATGATCCAGCACCAGTTGTGCGATATCCGGCTGACTGGCGCATTACTTATCCTCCAAGAAGGGTGGATGGATTTGTCGGAATGTACGGTGCTGACCATGCTGGATTTTCAATTGGTCTTGGCGAACGAATAGTTGGGTGCGTTGGTTCCGCAGCGGGGGGCTCTTCCCTGAGGGCAATTGTCATTAGGGCCTTAAAATTTGCGGTTAATGCAAGGGTTGCGGTCATTGCACCTGTCGCACCAGCGCTAGCCATCTCTCCGGATGCCATTCCAAAACCGCCCCCTAGACCTGATGCGGTATAGTTGTCCATCTGTTCGGTAATATTGGCTAATGTCGCATCTGCCCATCCTGAATATGCAGCTGTAGACGATGATCCGTCTTGACCTGTACTCACTGCATATAATACTAAACAATTCGAAACTGTTGTGGTAACACCGGGAATGGATACAGATGTGTCGGCTACCAACTCAGTGCTAGTTCCGAGTACATCCCATGGGTTGCCAGATGTAGCACACCCACGTACTATAATCATTCTGCCAATATTGTGATCACCTGCATCGGCAATAGATGGCGCAGTATCCCCAGCCTGTATACGTCTCCAAATAGCCCATAGGCGCGTCACGGTACCACTAGATACAGTAGAATTCGTTACCGCAGACCATCCGCTTGGAGGAGTAACAGTATCTGTATTTTCTGTTTCGCAGAATGTAATTGCTATATCATTTGTAGTGGCGGTATAGCCAGACGGAAACGCCGGAGTAATAGCTGCTTGTCCCGCCGCAGCGGAGGCGCTAACTCCAATAACGGTTGGCATTCCGGCCATACTATACCGCCTTCCACATTAGTCTGGAATAAGACCATAACTCAAAAGATTTCCTACACCATCAAGATTAAGATCAACGGTCCAAGTGGAGTTTGTGGCAACGTAATGGTTGTTGTCTGTGCCATCCACATTCCATGAGAAAGTGGCACCCTTGCCATTATTAGGAGTGGATACCAAGAATCCTAATGCAGAACCACTTGTAGGATCCTGGCGCAAAATCGCACGATGCACTCCATTTAGAGAATCATATGAATCGGATACTACAAATTCTACAGGTGGAGCCCATGCAACTTCGGCAAGAACTGCATGTATCCCAACATCTGGGTTAGCATCGGTCGAGAATCCAAATCGCAATGAAAGAGCATCAAGGCGCGTCTTAGTAAGCTGCCACAGACGGGCGATAAGACCATTATTTGATAGCCTATGCATGCCGCAGATCCACAAGGTTGCCGAAGAATCCTGACCATGATCTGCTACCGTACTATCAAATAGGGTATTTGAGCCGTCGACAGCCTTGATGCCTAAAGTAGCTGCCGTTCCAGATGCTGCCCAAATAGGAACATACCAACGTATTGCCTTTGGTGACATAGTTTGCCCAAGATTTAATGTATCCATTGGAATGTCTACATAATCACTTGAGGCTGCAGTGATTTGCATAATACCATCCGCGGATGCACCAACAGTAGGCGGCATATCATCTATAGAACTGCGCGCAGTAGTTGCATTCCATGCCGTACCGGTACCATTGCTTGAATAAGTTTGGAAATTAGCAGTAGTACCAGAAATGGTGGGTGTCCCAGTCTGGTCCGGTAATACTGGTGAAATTCTCCTGTCACCCAGAGGATACGGCCCAAGTTGTTTGCATACAAATACATCGTCGTGGTATACAGTTACGGTTCGAGCAGATTTCGAACCTATTACTACTGCGCTTGGCATACTATCCGTCATGCCAGTAGCGCTGGCTTGCGTTTGACTTACGGGTGAAGTTGCTGAATCAAGACTATCGTAGCGGATCTGCCAATCGCACGTATGGGTAGTAGATCGGGAATAATATCGCATATTGATTTGGACCCATTTATCCGCAGAAATGGTAGCATCTGATAATTGCTCGGTGCCAGTACCTACTTTTACACCAATTTTTTGGCTGGAACTGCGATACCAAATGGTCACTGAGTTACTAGTTGAACCTGCTTCAACAGAAAATAGCTCAACGTCACTGCCAGGAAGCGAGGTATCAAAATAAAAATGATCTAAAGCAGTAATGGCACAAGTTGCTGGATTAGCAACATTCGGCTGCCAAACACTCAGCACTCCAGTATCAGTCCACGCCACCCATTCGGCCGCTGACGTAGAAGAAAGCTTCAATGCATAATTACCCGTACGCTTAAACGTCGATACTATTTCAGGGCTGCCCGCTGAACTATCAAATGGTCCAGTTCCAGCAACAGCGGTACTAACTGAGGTTAGACCGGATGTAGTTCCCATTTCAAATCCAGTCATAACATCAAAGATGGGCGCGTGCTTGGAAGTCGCATCTGCCCATATTAATTCATTGGCGGTGAAGTAAGATGTTGGTGATACATTCGCGCTAGCATTGAATCGTCCCAAGTCATAATGTTTACGATAGGTAACGGCTAGAGTGAGACTGTGACCTGCAGTAGCTGTCATGGATACTTGTGTTAACTCATTCTGTCCGGTAGAATACCCAGAAATAACTGGCTGTGTTGACGATGGCTCATTAGCTAAAAATGCACTAATTCCAAGTGACAAATAAAATCTAGTGGATTGTAATGTATCAAGATCGGATGGAACATTTGGAGAAGTAATTGAAGATACTTCGCCTGTTGCATCCGATGCATCTTTAGAGGTAGTGGAATAGTACGGCGGCTCCAGCGTACTACTAGCTACACCATTACTAAATGATCCATCCCATAGACCAGTAACTTCCACTGCTATCCAGCAGCCGGTATTTAATAAGGTATTCGCAGGAAGAGTATAAGACGTTTCCCCCGCAGCTACATTTTTTTGTGCCCAAGCTTGAATAAGCACACGCGACGTTGATGACCCAGACCCGGTAAATGGCTGTTCGCTAAACGAACCTGCACCACCGGTAGGTGTAGTAAATCCAACTACTCCGGTAGGAGCATTTATGCCGGAGCCGCCAATAATAAATATTGTATTGCCGGCATCGGTGGCATTATCAAAGGTGATCGTCGCAGAAGCCGCGTTATCAATACTACCCGATTTATATTGCACGATGTCAGCCATACGAACTCCTCACAACTTGAAGATCTTATTGACCCCATTGTCGAACGTTAGAATAATATTGCCACCATTTGGAGTTACCGGTAAACCTGAACCCGTAGCTGGTGCTAGGGCGCGAGAGGCAGCATTAATTGTAGTCGATGATACCGTGATTGAGCGGTCACCAGCATTGGCCAGGGCACTTAAAGTCGCACTTTGACCAGAGGAAAAAGCAAGCACTGTACCATTCGGTATTCCGGCCCTTAACGGTTCGACGAGTAAAGTTGTACCAGCCGATAGTAGAGTATTACAGGTAACAATAAACTTGCCGGTATTGATACATACCATTTCAGATGTTGAGTTGGTACCGGTATCGCGTATAATTGCCCAGGCTTCAACTGAGTTTCCAGAAACAGACGTAAAGGTGACATCATTGGCATCGGCAACACCAGATACAATGGTATTTCCGGTAAGGTTAACTTTAGATCCTATCAAGGCTGCATCGAAATCATCAAAGAAATCGCCAGATGTGGACGGACCGAGATTAAAGCAAAATCCTCCAGAACCAACACCATTACCGACGGCGTTAGCCCCTGACACGGGATCGGTAAGAGAGAATACTGAGCCCGATGCAGCGGTAATTGCCCATATGCCATTACCACTAGTGCCGGTGGCTATACCATCTACATATACAATATCGCCGTTTGTGAAACCATGTGCAACTGCAGTAGTCACGACAATAGGAGTTGCGTTTGTTGAGCTAGAAATTTGTCGAACTCCGGCATCGGAAATTGTTGGAGTCAAGTCTAGCAGCACGGCGGAGAATGTCTGCCCATCCCAGTCAAGAGTGGCACCTAGAAATTTCTGCCGTGCTAATTCGAATAATGCTGTCATGGTCTAGTGACCTCCGGACTGAGTGATACAAAACCTTCCACGAGTCTAATTACTTCTGTTACATCCCCTGATTTGTAAACCTCAAGGTCATATACCGCATCATTGAACGTTAATACTGCAGTTACATCCGCACCAACCCGCACCATGACAATGCCGCCCGGAGCATTTATCGTAATCTGTCCCCCGCTTGTCGTCGCACTCAATAAAGTGCCCGAGGACGTAATACTACTACGAATCTGCATCCTGGCATCATAGCCAGTTAAGTCTTTGACCGTTTTATTTTCATTCAATGCTTGCACATTCATAGTGAATGCGGAGCCCTGTTCTATAACTATGTCATGGCGGGTTGCGGTCATATCTCACCCACAAAAATCGGAGATGATAGGAACCGGATGAGCGTCTCTTAGTCTATCATTGTTTTCCCTTGTTTTTATATATGTTGTTAATGCATTTCTAACCACATCTCTACTTTTGGCATTTGTAACGGTTTTTATCATATTGTCAACAGCATCTCTGTCCGCTTGCGCAATTGTATTCCTAAGCGACGATATACGATTATTTGTTATATTATACGAAAGCTGACATCTGGCCAATTGTTCTTGCCTAACTTGAATCTCTCTAGCTTTAAATGCGAACCACAAACTTGCCGCTAAAGTAAGTAGTATGGCAATTCTGAATAAAAAATCCAATTGTTGGCTTAGTAATATTTGCTTAATTTTCCTTATCATTTCTCCTCTTTTCAATAACTAATCCAACACTTCCCCCTAAGACGAGGAAAACGATTATCCAGAGTATTGATTGCTCAAGGTAATTCACTCTTAGACTCCGCCTCTGGTTGCTTACGTAGTGGTGGAAAAGGTGGATTAAGTGCTAACCATATACCGCCAGGAACCCCCCATAATGCTGGTTCCGGTAGGGGGCCTCTCCCAAATAGGTAAATGACCATATTAGCAACCATATAAACCGACCATATAATTAACACTACAAGCATGACAAAGGACTTAATCCAGCGCTCCACATGATCCTTGCCCTAATTTAGAACGGATTAGATAATGACAGATCTATACCTATAGCCTCCGTCATTAATGTAGTACACGTACCAGCCCCTGACGCACGTCTATGCTGGACCTCAATAAGCTCCGTTATACCATTTATATTAGCTCCGTTCAGCATAGATGATCTAGCAACAACAAATTCAAGTAATGTAGTAGCGTTAGCCGGCCCAGTCTGCGGACCAGAGATCACTGCATTACTATTATTTACATCGACTATTCTTACTTCACTTGTTGTTGTTGCTGGATTACTGGTGTATACTCTGATTCTTATATGTGGATGATATTGGTACCACCTTATATCCGCAATACCGGCAAAGGTTCCGCTTGTTGTTGAAATATATCCGTTGGTGGGATCCCACCACGTATTTGTTAACCTCGGGTGATCAAATCCCTGCCTCGCATTCAAAGAATCTGAAAAGATCGTCGATCCTGTTTTATCATAGAATTTTATAGTAGAATTTTTTGGTGCTGCACTTCCTTCGACCGTCAATAGTTCCATTAAGAGTGAACCATATGCTCCAGCACCACCCTCAACAGCATTGGATCTTATTATATATATCGACATTCCGGTTTCGTCATATATTGTTGCATTTGAACCAATATTAATAATACCCTGCAGGGCGAGTGGATCGTTAGGCATTCTAACAATGACACTGCCTCCTGTTACGGTAATTCCACTTGTATTAACTGCCGAACTTGTTAATTGTGGTGTACGCTCTAATCTGGAAACCCTATCTTGCAATGACTTAATAATATCCAAAAGATCTGGTATGGAATAATTTCTATATTTTTCACTCATATAATTCTCCTAAAATGGATCAGTCAATGATTTATCTATACCAACCATCTGTAAAACCCGCGTCGAGCATGTTCCTGCGCCAGATGCTCTTCGATGTTGAACTTCGACCCAGTTGAGATTACCATTAGGAAAATTACCATTTTGCATCGCTGATCGGGCAACTACCAATTCGATATTAGTTACCGCTCCAGCAGGTCCCGTTACCAAATCCAATACCGCAGAACCATTAAGTAAGTCTACTATCTGAATCTCACTAGTTGTTGAGGCCGGATTGTTAGCTACAACTTCGATTAGCAGATGAGGATGATATTGATACCAGAAAGTCTGGGCGAATCCTGCAAACGTTCCACTAGTTGTTGTGCTGTAAGAATTTGGATTTGACCATTGATAGCAAAGTGTTGGATCGGACATTCCCTGTCTAGCCGCCTGAGAATCGGATAGTAAATAAGATCCATTTTTATCAAAAATTTCTATAGTTCTTACCTTAGGAACTGCATTATCATCATTGGAAAATCTCGTAGAAATAAATCCTGGAAAGGCTGGGTCATTAGATTCTACCGACTGAGATCTGGCCGTATGAAATGTAATAGATCCCGCAGGCGCCACAATCATGTCAGAGCCAAATTCTATAATTCCTTTTTCGAAGAAGAGCGGATTGGATTGCGGCTCGTCTATGGTTTTTGTTACGAAATTTGCCCCTAGCAAATCTAATTCTCCACCGTCAATAGATGCACTTTCCAATTGCGGCGTACGTTCCAATTTTGATATTCTTCTTTCCAAATCATCTATAATTTCGCCCAGGTCAGGTATTGGACTTGTTCTATATTTAGACATCTGGATCACCTTCAAAGATATAGTTAACTTCTTCAGTTGAGTCTGATGATTGTGGTGTTAATTCCCATCGTACCATACGAGAAGTAGCAGTAAACCCTGTCGGATTTCTAGGATCCTTGATTTGTATCTTTACACTGTCTCCTAGCCCAAAACTTCCGAAAACTGGTATCAAATTAGCTTTTAGAGTTGCCTTAATTATAGGCATTGGCGGCTTTCTTTTTGCTCCCTCTTGATTGGCTAATCCATTAATATGAACCTGACTGTTTACATCCTTACGAGAAATATCTATATCCCATCTTGGCCACCCGGCATTCAACATTGCTGTCTGCGTAGATTTTCCCAATATCATGGAGGAGCCTTCTCCATTACCAACAACAAATACATTAGTTGCTGCATTCGAAATCGATTCAGTCATATAATAATTTAATATTGATCCAGGATACTCCATCACAACAGTTGCGTCCGAAAATGTTCCTAGTTGTGGGTACCCAATCAAAAGATCCTTACGATAATATCCAGATGCTGATTTCGATAATGCTATATACCAGTCAAATCCATTATCTGCATCGGCGAGCGATGACATTACCTCGCCATAGTATTTCATATCGGTAGATAGAACGCTTATCGTTTTAAGTATCGCAGTGGTAAACGAGCTTGGAACGTTAATATTTAGATTTCGCTCTGGAATTGATTGCATGGTTGTCCATAAATTCCTGAAAATATTCCTCTGTTCTGTATTGTTATATGTAATATCTGTATCAATTATCTGCCTATCTGGATATTTTTCAAAGGTGACGGCCGCCAACTGACATGACTTAGACTGAGATTGATATACTCTTGATACTATAGGTCCTGCCCATATTGGAATGTCATTTCTTTCGACAGCGATAAATGTAAATCCAGGTATTGTTGCAGCCATTAAATCGTAATTTCGCTTACCAGTCTGATCGAGCTGGAACGTTCCGGTAAAGGTGCCACCATCGTTTAATTGCATATCCATGTAGACGCCATATAAATCAATCTCTTCGACAACTGATTCCGTACGAAGAGTTGAAAATACATAACGATACTCTGACATTAACCAACCTGGAGCTTAGTAGCATTAAGGGCATCCACTACATCTTGTTTGGTCAAGCTCGTAGGAGGAAGCTTCGCAACGATGGCATCTGCCAGCGCATCATAATCAATGGTAGTATTGCTGAGAGTGGCGACTTTCACCTTTACAGCCATAAGATCTTTTGCGATATCATAAAGGTACGTCTCCGCTGTTATAACAGGATTAGTGGCCGAATCTCCATATGGATTTTTGAGTGCATCCGTCTTCCAAACGTCAGAAAATGTACTCACCGATCCTCCTCTAAGATAATCAATAAGCTCTTGTTCCGTACCCCTATAGGCATTAGCATCACATGTTGTTTGTCCCGCTATTACCGCACTAGATGTATACTGTAGAAAAATCGGAGATTGTCCGGAATACGAAGACCAACGTATTGAATTATCGCCCGGATATAAATCTTCATACGGTCCGGAGCCGCTCACATAGCTCGACGCCCACAGGCGGCATGTTAATCCGGTTAGCGTATCTTGATATGCCCATTTCGGACAATATCCCTCAATACACACCAATTCTATATTATATTTTGTTTGCATGTAATTTACTGCATTCTGTATTGATGTTTTACTAGGCTTACCGCCGTTGTAGTCAAAGGGCTCACAGTCTAACTGCCAAATAAATGGATATAGTTCCCCATCAACAGGACTAAGATGAGTTTTCCACCATGGAGTAAGCGTATTTACCTTTTCATAAAACCAATCTATTTGGGCCGTTACGTTCGAGTCCCACAGCACGTGATATGCACCAAGTACCGGAATACCTAGATTCTTAGCCGCATTCATACTTGATTGATACTCTGCATCCGCATAGAAATGTGCACCATCGGTACATTTATGTGTATAAAAACTTAGTCCATCACGCGACGTGGGGGGATCATCGTAATGCGAAGTATCCCATCCATATGCTGTCATTCTTCTTCCTCATTTTGCGGCCTCATGTGTTTATTCCCGCCTGTCAATATTTTATGACATTCCACGCAATTGAAATGTTCATTTGAATCTGGGTCTAATGCTTTTTCCATAAGCACAAATCTTCCGTACTGACCGCACAATATACCATTTTCGTTTGCTACGTGATAAATCATATCTCATCCAAAATATGTATCAACGAGGACTAATCCAGCGGCTCCAGCACCGCCCGCTTGTGAACTTTGAGAGGCACCAGCACGGGCACCAGTACCGCCACCACCATATATTCTGCCACCGCTTCCAGCAGTAGTACCAGAAGCGCCAGCTCTTCTCAAAGATGAAAGAGGGCCAGCGCCACCGTAATTCGCATATACTGGACCCGCGGAAATTACTCTGCCATTCCCGCCATCATCGCCAGTTATTGCTATACTGGAAATTCCACCGGTTACACTGGCGGTACCACCTGTTCCGGATCCAGCAATTGCATTTGTAGTAGTATTTGTGCCACCCGCTCCCCCACCACCACCATTGGAGGTTAAGAATGCTCCAAAACTGGATCCGGTTCCCGCAGATCCAGAATTCGATCCGGTGGCTGCGCCCCCTGCACCACCTGTACCAATTGTTACCGCAACGGTAGATGTTAATGCGGATGCATCAAACCACGCTTCTGCATAACCTCCGCCACCACCTCCAGAACTTTCTGCCGCCTCACTAGCACCAGTTGCGGCAGTACTACCGCCACCTCCACCATCACCAACACATTTTATATGTACCCATCGCGCACCGGTTGGCATTGTCCAAGTTCCACCAGCGGTGAATTTTTGAACGTCGGGTAATTTGGAAACGCCATTTAGGTACGTACGCTTATCGGTGATATTCGCATTGACGATAGATGTAGCATTTGCCGCAACAGCAACTTGAGCCAGCGTTATCGAGTTGGCCGGAGCCGCGGGCGGCGATGGTGATGCCGCAGGAGTTCCAGTAACAGCTACAATTGAGGATGTATTTGTACCACCGGAATACGCCTGATCCTGAACCTTGTATACAATTATGTCAATTCTTGGTAGTGTCGGGTCAGCCGCGGCAATGTTAACTGTATTATCTGCATCATTAAGCACAGCATACATTGCCTGTTTGGAACCTTCAGTTCCAGGAATCATGGCACCGCCGCTTTTGACAATCACTGTCATATTTGGCGATCCAGCCTGGGTAACTGAAAGCTTATTACCAAGCGCCCCGTGTACACCTCCCTGCGCGATAAGGGAGGTTCCACTAACGTTTCCTGCAAAGGCTAATGATAGCCAATTTCGCATCTGCTCCGCAGTATGGGTAGCACCAGCATTCTGCAGAAAGCCGGGTGGATTTAGTGCAGCCATGTGTTATCTCCATGCATTCCTGTAGGCCACAGTCAGCGTGCTACCTGTACCACTAGTTCCACCGTATCTAATAAAGTTGGAACCAACGTCTAACATAAACCAATTAGCCGTTACCATCTTGGATCTCACATTAGTACTTCCGTTTTGTATTGCCGTTCTATTTTTTAAATCTATAACAACAGAATCAGATCCAGTCAATGATAGTGTATTAGAAAACGATATCAAACCACCATTTGTATCGTTAGCAATTAATGGATTTTGTACAGGTCCCTGAATTGTTAATGTCGCTGGAGCTGGTCTATTCCCACTATTCGTTACAAATTGCCCGGCCGGTGATGCTCCACCACCGAAATCTAAATTGAATCCAAAGCTGAATGCAAAACCGTTGCCAGCGTCTCCACCATATGATATAACTACGGTGGTAAGTGTGGCATCATAGACTCTTGGGTCTTCTGCGTATAATAAGAATTGTGCCGCTGTTATGCCAATTCTTCTTAATTGTTCTATATCGTATCTGACACCTCGTGGCTTTACATATAATAGTCTCTCACTAATACCTGGACCTTTAAAGTGAAACTCCACTGGCGTAGTAACTGGTGCATAGTTAAGCTTCAGAGTATCCATGTATGATTCTACATTGCTAGGATCGCAGTATACCAATCCCTCAAGTATTATATCGCGTCCCTTTTCGAATTCTGCATCTATAAATCCACCATCGGTACCTTCATGATCACGTATTGTTTCTCTGTATGGTGCTGAATCTAATCCTACGACTTTTTGTATATCAACAAACGGAAATGACAATGAATCATCATTGAGTACAGTACCGGTACTGGTAGCTGTATCCAAACGATAGGTATAATTAGAGGTAAGTGCCACCATTAACCTCTTGAGGAGATTAAGAAACCAAGTTCTTCAGCATGTCTTCTCGGATCGATTTCCTGTGTCGCAATATTAAATACCTGATTAGTTCCAGATCCGCCCCCACCAGACATTCCGAGTATACTCGAATTCATTCCGGTATTTAACCCTCCAGCTAACATACTTGTGGTTTGTGTTAACATTGACATCCTGCTACGCATACCCTTAGCAAGCAATGTAGCAATAGCTTGTCCAGAATAATACGGATTGCCCATCCCGGCAAATGGTCCACGTTTGGCAGGAGAGAATGGAAGGAAGCTTTTTATCTTATCCGCTAAGCTACTAATAGTACTTGTGACTTCATCAATTTTGCTCTTTATGCCATTAATGAGCGACTTGATTATATTAGCTCCGGCGTCAAACAACTTAGTTCCAAGACCCTTAACAAAATCCACTATACCATTAAATTTATCTCTTATGAAATTCCAAACTCCTTCTAATATTTGCTTAGTATGACTAAATACAGTAGACCACATCGACTTAATTTTATCTATAATGACCTTTGCTCCAACTATTGCTTTTCCTATAACGTTATCCCATAGCCAATTCCAAGCCGACATTACTGCATTCTTAATGGCGTTGAAAACCGAGACTATTGTATTCCATATAAACTTAAAGAATGGAAATGCCCAATTCCAGAAACTAAGTGCAACGGACTTTACAAAATTCCATAAAGTCCGCCATCCGGTCATGAATAATTTAATAAATGTTTCAACCGCTAATAACATAAAGTTGAATGCAAGCTTGACTAATGATACTATAAGATTAATAATTGAACGTAGAAACTGCATTATATCAGAATCCCAGAAGGCATTCCATACTTTATTAAAGGAATCTTTGAAACCTTTAAAGATGTCGACGATACGATTCCAAACATCTACAAAGAAACCTACTATCGCATTCCATATATTTATAAAGAAGTCTTTTGTAGCACTCCATGCCTTGGGAATCTCAACCTTGAACCAGTGTATAAGAGTCTTAGTCCATTCGATAAGTTTGACAATAAGCATAACAACGCCAATAATAGCAGCAACTACTAGTGCTGTAGCAATTACGAATGCGCCTAATGCCGCAACAAGAATAGCTCCTATGACAATTGATATCTTCAGCGCCCATTTACCAAAAAATATAAACCCCGTTACTAGTTGTCCAATTGCTACTTTGTGCTTTTCGTAGAATTTAGCAAGATATTCAAATGCTGGTATAACGACTGTTTTAATAACATTAGATATTGCGGTGAACGCTTTTAGGAATAACATCTTTACGAAGTTAACAATTTCTTTAAATGCAGGCAGCAAACGATCTACAACTACTTTGCTTACCCCTGCTATGGCAGGTTTTAACGCATTGAAGGCTGGAATAATTGCATTATGATAAACATCACTTACCTTGTTGCCAATTGCTATTATGGCCTTTCTGAAGGTTTCACTCTTCTTCCAGGCTATAAATATAGCAGCACCTAATGCTATAATACCTGCTGTAAACCCCGCGATCGCACCAATTGCAATGAAGAACCCGCTTCCTGCAACCGTAATGGCGGCAGCCAGTGCAGCAAGTCCGGAAACAACAAGCAGTATAACGCCAAGTATCGCAGAAAACGCGGTGACTAACGATAATGTTGTAACTACCATCTTCTGTTGACTCGGACTGAGCTTATTAAACCACTCAAATACCTTACTCATTGCATCAACGACTTTTGTAAAAATAGGAATTAGTGCGTCACCAGCAAGAACTTTGAGTACATTCCAACGGTTTGATAAAAGTTGTGTCTTGGCAGCCGTTGTATTTGCCATTTTCTGATATGCAGCCTCAAATTGTCCCGTAGAGTGCTGCATATCGGTAAGGAATCCAATAAATGCTTCGAATTGGCCGGGTTTAAGAACTTGATCAATGAAACGCCTAGCCTGAATCGTTCCACCCGCGCCTTTAAATATATTAGCGATAATTTTCGCGCGCTCAGGTGCAGCAAGCTTACCAAGTCTGGACTCAAGTTGTCTTAAAATATCAACCAATGGCAGGAATTCTCCGCGGGCATCCTTCATCTTGATACCCATTTGCTCTAATTGATTTACCGCCTTTGGATTAGAGAAGGCATCAAGTGCTCTGGCAGCAGAAGCCGCGGCCATCGCAGTAGATAAGCCGTTACGAGTCAGGAATACCAGCATCGCCGACATTGTAGTGAGCGACTGACCTGCACGGTTTGCAGATGGAGCTACCCTACCAATAACTTTAGCGAATTCCTCATAGGTGCCGACACCTTTTCTGACTAACTGAAATTCGATATCAAGAACATCGTTGACTTTTTCAATTGGTATATGGAATGCATTTAAAATAGCCATAGTGCCACGAGAAGCAGCCTGGAGATCTACTTGTCCGGCTACAGCGGTCTTTGAAAATGCCTCAATTAGCTTTTTAGCTTGCGCTACATTAGCATTCGTTGATGAGAAAATATCATACATTGTTGTTTGAATTTGCTCAAATGGTACAGCAATTCTGCGCGCCACATCCGTACCAATTTTTGCCAATTCTTCAACAGAAGTCTTGAACCCATCGGTCTGTGTTAAGGTCAACTTAACTTGTCTGTTATATTCAATAGATGCATCAACCAGCTTTTTTGTTGCAATAAGTCCACCGATACCTACAGCAGTTATGGTAAGCCCCATAGTTGCGGCAACGGAAGAAACACTCTGCATTTGTTGACCGAGAATAAGCATCTTACGGCGATGCTCTTCCTGGCGCATATCTAATACTCGAAGGGCTTTTGCCTGAGCATCGTATTTATCAATAAGACCCTGAGTAGCTGCTATCTGCTCTTTTGTTGCGCCTTGTGCTCTTTGCATTCTTAGCAGACGTTGCGCGTCAGCACGGGCAGCTATCGCCTCCGCCATTTGCGCTTGACGCCCAACATCACGAATATTAGTAGAGAACGACCTTAAGGCGCGAGTCGCCTCATCTCGCGCCTTTAAAACGAGCCATAGATCGCGGGTTGCACTGAATGGCATTTAACGGCCGCCTCTATTCATCGCTTGCGCGGCTTTTGTATCAAGCTCCTCTTTTTCGCTAATCCAGCTAATATAATGCTGGAGTACGTATACAAAAAATGAATCTTGATCGTATAGACCACCAGCACGTGGAAGAATATGAAACTCTCTACAAACGACAATATCGTTTATTAACTGAACAGTTTCTCTATATTGTAATCTATCGACTCGAATCTTAGGTGCGAATATTACTTTTCGCACCTCATGCATTAGTTTTTTACGTTTTCATCACTCTCAAAACTATTAACCTCATCTATATATTTACCTATCTCCTGGCCTATATTTCCGTCTAATTTTCTAACATCTTTTGTATCGGAAAAGTTAAGCAATCTTCCATCAACATCGGTCAGATTATGTTCAGTGATACAATTTGCGAAATCATATAAGGCCAGGGACTCGGTTAATTCTGAGATATCTAGCTCGCCACCAAAATTGTCTTTTCCAGAACTTCCAGACATACGAAACTTGGTACCAAGATTAGATCTCTTCACAAATTGACCATAAGTCATTCGTTTAATAACAACAAATCCATCGGGAGGAGCTGATTTTAATTCAAATCTTGTTCCGTCATCGACAAGATTCACCGCAATCGGCATTCTACTCTTCCTAACTATACTAACTAAGCCGCACAAAATATTATAAATGCTATCAATAGCCAATAATATCAGTATAATATATACTACGAATAGAACATATTTCACGTAACACTTTCTTGAGTCTTCAGAGTGATTTGCCAAGATTTACCGGTACCATCAATAACATTCTGATATTGAATATTAGCCCGAACTAGATCACCTTCACCGGATAGCCCGACTTCATAACTATCCTTAATCGCCACTGGGGCGAGCATCGATATGGAATTATTGGCACCCTTAGAAGCAGTAAGCGTAATCGATTGCGAGGTCGTTGCCTTAAAGGCATCATAATCAGTACGATCAAGGAAATCGCGCTGTAAATTCAACGTAGAATTTCTTTCACCAAAATTGATAAACGTAGCGCCACGCCCAGTGGATTTTAATCTAAATTGAGCTTCCGGATTATCTTCTACACTAAATTCGAATGTATCCGTATCGAGAACGGGCGTCGCTGTGGGAACTTCGATTGAATACTGACCAGCGCCGAATGGTACAGTGGTTGGCCAAGTAGCAGTAGGAAGTGTTTGGACAGCTTCATCTCTTCCAAGCATGGAAGTGCGGAATGTTAACAACCCATCGCTAATGCCAAAGCTGAAGCTTCCTGTTACCATCCCGGTATAACCAAATACTATACCGTTTCTAACAATTGTTATTGACATTGTCTTGATGGGAATGGCGTTCGGTGCTGGTGTAATTGTATAAGTAAAGTTGGTGGTGCCGGACTTTACAATCGTCACTCTTGAGTTATATAGGAAGTATATGACTACATCCTCCAATGATTCCATCTCTATATCGCCGCCGGGATAGAAGTTACCCGCCACAGCGCCGACAATATCTGCAGTTTGGCGAATTGGTCGACGATAAATGGTAGACTGATTAATCATTATATTTTCGCTATTGAACGGTACATATTTCACTGGAGCATAATATACACCTGGATCTGCTGCAGTGTTTAGAGTTGGGAATGCACCAGATGGTGAGCCTGGTGAAGTATCAATATCGGAAGTCACAGCACCGACGGTCTTATAAAGTAATTCCGTACCGGTTGCGCCGCCTGCTGCAGTTTTATAAAGTTTATATCCGGTAGCGCTGGTTACCGTAGCCCAGGTAACTGTTACTGTAGAAGTTGAACCAGATGTAGTAATCGACTGCTCATTACTAGCGGTTGTCTCACCATTGGCATTAATTGCAGTCACAACATATCTATATGTACCGGCAGTAATAGTACCACCTGAGGCTGCAGTAGATAACGCAGATTGAACCGGAGGTGGTAACTGCTCAAAGGCAATCCCAAGTATGCCAGATGCGCCAATTCCAGGATTAGGCATCACGGTCCTCCTGCTGAGCTAAAACGGTGGTTACAATTACATCAGGAGGAAAATTAGCATCCTTTAGCTGAACCCCATGATAGAACTCAAAGAGCCGCAATTGCTCATCATTAAGCTCAAGCGTTTCGCCTGGTTTTAATTCTCCGAGACCATCTATGAAGCACGGCCGGTCGGAGACAATCTCGTACTTCACGACGGTTGTGCCTCCTAGGAGATTAATGTGCGAGTCTTACCAGAATAACTCATAATAACTGAGCGGAACATAGAATTGTTAATAAATGTTTCTCCACGACCAACGTCCGTTATGTATCCATGTATTATAATCCCGCCGACTGTTACGTCATTATTTAATAAATCTTCTATAGCAGTAGCTAAATCATCAACTTCTTTTCTCAGAGTCTCCTCGTCGCCAACTGCACTAATATGAACCTCTATTTGAACATTTAATGAATTGTCAGTTCTTCCACCTGGACCCTGAACACCAACGAGTTGCTTCTGTCTTCCTAATGCTTTAACGATAACGGTTCTATCACTTGGGACTTGTGTATGATTGCCGTATAAAACGTCATTGATTCCCAAGGAAATCATATTATTTTGAATGATGGTCCTGATCGCAATTGCTAATGTAGTATCGTTATCAGTATGAGGCATCATCGCCTACCAGGCTTATTACCAAATCCGTAATACTGATAATCTACTCTTTCAGATAACCAGTGATACATAATAATTTGGGCCTCGGTTGTTTCAGATCCGATAAGTTGTACGAAAGGTCGTGCTGGTAATTCCAAGCGTGGTGTCTCAACTCCACCAATCATTAGTCCAACACGTGCATTAAATCTCATCGCTCCATACTGGTGAAATGTACCATATTTTGCACGTTTCTCTAATTGCTCTTGGTTGAACGAAACCGCGTTAATTTCACCATCGGTTACTGAAAAATAATTCCACATATTTCTTTGCGTAGCAACTCTTCTTAATCTTCCGGTTCTAACCAATACCGGTTGGGCGGAACCTTTCCTATTATCTATTGTTCCTTCAGACAACGGCTGCCAACGTGGACGTCCACCCTCGGCAAAGTTTGTCTTAATTGATGGAATTATAACTTGTTCAACAATTCTTCTTAATGGTGTTCTAAAAGATCTTATGTCTACGGCGAGCTTATCGACTTGGTCTGCAAGCACCATAGCTTGCATGTGAAAGGTGTATCCTCCTATTGTAGTATTTGGGTATACTGTTGGATAAGTTACCGATCGACCAACAAGGAAACTTACTATTGGATCATATTCGCTAAATACTGCGCCAAATTTTAATTTACCAGCGGAGCTAATTATTTGATTTGCGTTAGGACCACCGAACGGGTCAATTGGCATGGTCATTTTAAAACATCTTACCCATCGAGAACTTTGCAGGTCCTAAAGATGGATCTTCAGCAGTCGGTTCCATGGCGCTTGATGCATCATTTGGATAAAAAGCTGCTTGTTGTGGATTATCTGCTGGAGTATTTGGAATTTCTATCGTACCATCTAACAATCCAGTCATAAGCATTTCTGCGTTATTACGAAGAAGTGCAGCATAATCGTTGCCCTGATCTTGATTTTCGCTATATTGTCTATCGTAGAACCATGCAACGTAAAGCTTCGCAATAATTACACGGACCAGGCGAGGGGTAGTCGTTGGATCAACCCATGTTGATGTATCATAGACTGTTCCAAGTCTTGAAAGAACTTCCTCCTCGATTTGAACACATAGATCAGTGTCAAGAGTGGAGAGATTTAATTTGGTTCTCTCTCCCCACCCCTGCGCCTCAGCCGCAGTAATACGATTTGACATTCACTAACTTTCAGGCGTTTCTGAAGCTTCATCAGCAGGTTCGGATGAAACTTCTGGGGTTTCAGTTGCCGCCTCCTGTGCAGCTTCCTCAACCGTAGTATCATCCATTAACACAATGGATCCAGCGTCATAAAGTTCTTTTAATTGATCCTTGTTAAAGGTACCGGCTGTAATGTCGGCACCTGCTTCAATCACACTTTCAGGCCCGGAACCAAATTTAATCCTCGTAACTGCAACAGCACGCTTAGCCACAATGACTCCAATTAAGCAATAGCTGCCTTGATTAGATAACCTGCTACGGCTTTACCAGCATCCGAAGACCCTGGATCGCCCTGAGCAACAAGCTTCAGATCATATCTACGAGTTGCACGAATAAGATCACTCTTACGAGGATCCTCGCGCCAGCGGTCAACGTACTGCGTACCCCAGGTAAATTCATATCCGTAGGCAGGAATCTTTAAGCCGGGACGCGCAGGCACCCAGGCCATTACGACATCCTTGCCCCACAGGTAACCAAGGGAGACCGGCTGACCAAGGTTCGCGGAGTTGATACCAACACCAGGAGCAATAACCCGATCGAAACCTAGAATTGCGCCAAGCAACTCAGGCGAGAAAATGGCCCGCTCGGAATACTTTATACGTTCCAGGAAATCTGGATGATCCTCAAGAGCCGCCATAACCTGGTAAGGAACAACCAGAGTATTCGGATCCATAAAGATACGGCCATTAACGGCAACCTTGCCGGTACGCAAATCCGAAATCGGATCGCTTGTTGCATAGTTTGCACTATTCCACTGCGCCGCACCGGCTAAGGTTGTTGAAAGACCGGTAGCATAGTTACCAGTTGTAGTGGCTAAATTCTTAATAGCAACTTCGCGCCCAAGCATGATCTTCATTGTGACCATCTCGGTTGCATCGCGGTCAGGAGTTAGCGGAGAATCAACATTCTCACGCTCTTCGTCGGTAACCGCAATTTGCAGAGCATGCTCGCGAGCGTAATAGGTGTCTGTCGACACCGCAGCGCCGGCAACTTCGTTGGCAACCGATCCAGGAGCACGGTCATCGTTTTCGGGAAGCCAACCCTCGCGACCGAAGATGTAGTATTTGTTCGATTGCTTTTGTACACCGATTGCAGGGAATAATGCATTCCCAACAAGACCCTCATTAGGCCAACCCACCGAGATTTGGGTTAGAACCTGATCAATATGTACGTTGCCAGAACCAGTTGGGCTGTAGTAAGACATAGTTTTCTACCCTCCTCTCGATTACGGAGCCGCGATGTAGCCGGGAGTTAACAGAATGGAGATAAGGTCACCAGCAGCAACGGTACCACCAGGAACGCTCATACCAACACAAACTCCAACAACGAGGTTACCAGTAGCTGCTAATATACCTCCACCAGCAGCACCAGATGCCACACGGCTGCCAATTGCAATGGCACCAGGAGTCGCATTGGCCGCTATATAAGTAATTCCCTCAAGACGAACATTCGCAAGAGCTTTAGCAGTAGCAACCTTTACCTGATCAATATCATCTTGAACAACACCAAGCGAAGTACCAGTAGCAGAAGTTTGCAAATCAATAAATGCGACAGACGAGGAAACCGAGAACTTTACGACTCTAAACTTCGTAACGCCAGCGGCAGCCGACGAGTTATAGGTCGAAAGAACCGGATATCCCTTATCAAGCCCAGCAAAGTTAGCCATTATTTCACCACCTCACCGGACATAATCTCGTTGCGATAAGCCTTATAAAGGTCACGGTTCTCCGCCGCAGCAGCCTCAAAGGCGTCAGATTCTGTAATCTTACGATCAACCGCGATGGAAGCAGCAAGCTCATTAAACTGCTTAACTGCACTCTTGGGAATCCCATAATTAATTGTTGCACCAGCTCTTTCACCTAATTCTACCAAGAACGTAGATGAAGAGCGCATTTCACTAAGCAGTTTCCAGAAGTCCTCATGTAATTCTGTTGGCATCTTGTCCAAAAGACTGACAACTCGCTCCTTAGAGGTGGGAGTCAGAACAATCTTCGAACGATCGAATTCGGCAAGTCTCGCCTCGATCTGCTGTTCTTTGAGTTTCTTGGCGCCTTCGACGATATTACGCTTCTGAACCTCAACGGCCGTAATAAGCGCCTTTACCAGAGGATTGGATTCCGCAAGCGTCTTAAGCTCAGGATTATCATCAAGCATCGACAAAATGGCAGGATCTGTAGCTGGAGGAGTTGGTGCTTTAGGAACTAATTCTTCCTTTAATTTAGTTACTACCTTAGCAATATCCTCATCAGACAGTGACACGCTATTCCCTCCCTTCAAGGAGTCGATATTAATACCCGAGATTGTTGATACGAGGTCATACGCATTCTCGTATACCTGCTCGGACAAGTTAATTGGAACCAAATTTTTCATGAATGGTCGGTTTGTAAGCGCACCACCAAAAATAACATCCGTGAACTTTTTGCCTGTAGAATCTTCCCATTCGTCCTTAAACTCAGCGGAGAAATACCGCCATTTCTTATCCCTGATGGCCTGAGCTGCATCTTTTACCCATTCAACAAACAGCCAGACGCCATCTGCACGGTCTTGTGCGTCTTTGACCCATCCAGCAGCAACATTATCATTATCATGAACATAGTTGATGCTGAGATCAATGCCGCGAACCTTCTTGGTCACACTTTCGGCAAACCTCTTTGCCCGCTCCGCTGTAACACTAATAGTTCCATATAATGGATGCTTATAATTACCGATCGGTAATGCATGCACCCAAGAGGCATTAGTGTTTTCGTCGAAGGCTAGGCTTGAGGCATCCACTAAATAGGTAGCGGTATATGCCATTTTTAACTAGCCTTTCCCTTGACCTTCTTTAACCTTGGGTTCTTTTTCTTCGCGGCAGCAGAAGCACGCCGAGAGGATGCGGCCAGAATGGCGGCAGCCCTATCATAGGATATACCTTGTCTCCTGGCAATAGCCTTAGCGTTATTTTCGAACCCTTTTCGTTGACGTTCAGATAGACGCACTTCATCAGCTTGTCTAGATGTTGTCACATTTTTACTTGTCGATTCAAGCCTCGATTGTCTGACCGACTTGACTGGTTCTTGGCGCAATATTCTCACCTCTCTTCATAAGATTATTAATTTCCGCCAGCCTTACCAGAGGCATCATTTCCGGTGTTTGCCTTGCCTGGGCCCACAGGAGGCAGGGGTTGCTGTTTAGGCAATCCAACTGGTGCAGGCATAGGTTGACTAGGAGCACCAGGTGGAGTACTAGTAACATCTGGGAATGTAGCGGTTCCAGCTGCCCCAGGAACTTGCTGACGCGCCGTTTCCTTGTCTGCAGGCGGAATGTCGATCTCTCTTCTTACAAATTCCTCAAGTATCTCATCCGGAATAACAACGCCAGCACCGACAAAGTTGCGAAGTGCGAAGCTCATAGTGCGTATATCTTCGGTTTCACCGATGCGCCGCACTCGTAGCTTAGGATATCCACCTCTAGCAAAGTTATAATCCACCATCTGTGGAATAAGAAAATGATTAAAAGTCTCAGCTATGGTAGTAGCCACATACCTAGTCGACTTATAGAACATTGTCATAGAATCCTCTTTCGCCGTTGGATCATTATAGAACGGCGCCAGGATGTTGATCATAATCTGATCATTATGATGCTTTATGGATGTCATACAGTCGACTGGTTGACCTTCAAGCTTGGCAAATTCTATTGTCCAGTTTTCGGGCGCAACTATGTGCGCTCGTTCATTTGTCCTAAGGTTACGTCCTAGATTCTCGGCCGTAACCTTGTCTTCCTGACTAAATCCAAGAGGGAGCTTAATAATCGGGACGCCGATTCCGTGACGTTCCTTCTGAATAGCATCAATCTTATATAGTGCATCCTTGTAATAATAATGTTTGTATGCGGATCTAAGCAGAGATATACCTCTCATATCTCCGCCTTCTTGTTCAATCACAAAAACAACAAGTTTAGCGATGGGGATGTCTATGGGTACCCATCCTGTTGCTTCTGTGGATTCCATAATTATACCGTTTGGTCCACCATTAATGTCGTAGAGCCATTCTCGAATATCAAGTGGGTGCCGAGGAGCTAGTTTCCTCAACATTATTTTACCGGGATTTTTATCGTCAACACCGTATACTTTCTCCATGGGAAAGTATCCGTATTCACACATGGAGAGTGCATCTTCTACTACTCTGTGCCATGGAAGATTTAATCTATTGAAGAGATTATCCTCTATGTATTCAGCGATATTTTGATCAATTGTAGAGTCAGAAGCCGGCTCTAAGTACCAGCGCCCAGCCATAACCGACGTTTTTATGTAGCGTAGCATGGATCGAACTGTGCCATCCGCACGCTTCATATCATAATATGTGCGTATTCCTATTTTATCTCGTAACTCCGGAATCCGTTCATCACGGGTCCATGAGGTGAATGGTGACAATGAGGCGTAGCCAAATTCTTGAACTCCTATAGAAACAGACATACCAGGGTCGCGCTCGGCCAATACTATATATGAACCGTGCGCAGGATCATAATTAGCTGAGACTACATCATATCCTTCCATGGCCTCAGCCAAGGTTTTAGACTTACCATTGACGTAATCCTCAAGATCTGCAATCTCAGACATCATTCCAACCCTGGAAGGTAAATCTTAACATACATCTAGGACATGTGTGCATGATTTTACTAAGTTTACTCACGCCTATTTTCTTCCAATGCAACCTTCTGTATAAGTAGTCCATATTCTAGCATACCCATAGTATCCCAAGCTTTTGTAGAATCTGAAACAAATGTCCACAATGCAATATCACCGTCTTGGTCTAATATTTCAACTATTGCAATCCACTTATTGACAATTGAGCCCTCGATTTTCGATACCGTACCAGAAATTACTCTATCCAGCTCATCCTGAATTTTCTTACCTAATTCACTCTCATCCCTCATATGGCACGGCATTTTCGGACTCTAGCATTAAAGTTCCGAAATCTCTTCCATCTTTAAGAGTTATAGATGCTAGAGTTCTACCATATTTATCCAACGAGTGAGATGTTATAATTACATCTGCGTCTGGTCTGAGAATGGTTTGTGCATATGCGAGCGCGACTTTTCCCTCTTCAGTAGCGAGCTCAGGCGCATTTATATGAGCAACTCTTACGGATACTATATAATGTAAATGCCAACCTAGATCTAAATCTACCTTTACTGTGTCACCATCGTGCACCAATATAATTTTGCCAGGTACTTTCCACTCATTCATTTCTTATTAGTCTTTCTGGTTTTACCAGCCTTTCGCATGGCAATAGCTACGGCTTGTTTCTGAGGATAACCCTCATGTACCAGCTTCGATACATTCTTAGATACAACCTTGTTAGATTTTCCCTTAGCTAATGGCATCTGATATTCCTAACAACCTCTAAACATTTTCATCTGATATTCCTAACAACCTCTAAACATTTTATGCCCAATATAATAGGCCATTGCCGCGCCACCGATCATAATTCCAATTGCAATACCTGCAATTATCTTAATTATGCTTTACCCACACAATTCTAGTTTTTCCATTATGTCCATGTATACTCTCCAAATCCGATATGTTATCATATATAACAGTTGAATTAAATTTCGTTTTCCATCTCATTGCAACAGTGCCATCATAAAATTCTACACCTTCTGCCACGATTCCAACTCCAGAAATTCTAGTTTCATCCTCATCCCTATACAATTCAAATAATTTCATACTCCAACCAATCTCTAATATAATATTATCACCATAATCTCGTGTTATCTATAATCTTGTTAAAAGCTCATGTTATTTATAATCTTGCTAAAAGCTCATTCTATCGGAAACAAAATATCCAGTTTCCGGAATATCCTGCATGTCCATAGGCGAATATATATCGGACAATCTCATCGTTACGCCAAGCTTGAATATATGCATCAAGCCGTAACGTAACGCATCTAATCCATGATCATCATTTTTGTAACCAAGTTCCTTCGCATTTCTAGGTTTCGACGTTCTATTAGTATCCGCACGATAATTGTTAAATTCGCGAATAAGATTCCTGCACGAATGATCGACATATAGCCACGGTTCATACTGTGGAGTTCCAAATTCATCGGATGAAACTTCTCTAACTTTTAAAAATCCCGTTACTAAATCTATACCTTCGCGCCAATCATCTTTACTCTTGGGATTCGCTATGCATGGACCCATCTTCTGACAAATTTCGGCCACAGCGGCGGGGGAGGCTGCGTCACCAAACATTAAAGTTACTACATACCCTGATGGCTGTATACGAGATTTCAGTTCTCCTATGAATCCCTCAATTGTCACACCTTGTTTGTAGTGTTCACGCCAAATATGGATTCTATCAAGTGGGTCGACTTGAAATTCGATAGCTGCCATTGGATTATTATATCCAAAGTCCCATGCTATATAATTGGGCCAATGTGGATTAAACTTACATTCTTTTACGTGAACAATATCATCCCACTCACTAAAAATCTTACCCATGAATGTCGTAAAATCTGCAGCGATTTCTTGCTGAAACCATTCATGTGGCATCGTTTTTTCTTGTAGTTGAATTTCGGGATCGTCACGCCCAGCCGGATAAATGAACGGATTCTCCCAAGAAGGAAATCTCCATGACTCATAGTCAGGCCAAATTGGGTTTCGTCCAATTTGCCATAGATCATAAACCCAGTTTTGGCCTTCTGGTGTCGTTGGAAAGATAGCATATCCTCTATTGTCTGCCAGCGCCGGCCGTATAAATCTTTCCCAAGTTTGAGCATGATGTTTAGCGGCCTCTGACATAATTACATAATCTAACTTTTCGCCTACTAGCGATTCAGCACGATCCGCAGATCTAACTTCTACTCTAGATCCCCAAGGGAACTCAATAAACATTTCTCCGGTACGTTTGCTATAAGCCTTTTTTACCGCTTTTTCTCTACCAAGCCCCAACTTAACAATCATATCTTCCCAGATAACCCGGAATTCTTTCTCTGCCAAATCATACGTTGGGCCTACTATCCATACCCTTTTTCTCGGAACTAATAGTAATGGCTCAACTTCTCGTGCGCCCATAAGCGAATTATGCGTTGGTATGAATGATGAAGTTGCCAGATAAAGACTAGACGGAGAATCCACCTCTATACATTTTACATCTTTTTTGCCTATATATTCAATATTCTTTATAAATCTATAATAATGCTTATGTCTTGGGAGTCCTCTCTGCAAATGTAGCTTTCTTGGTAGGCTAAATACATTAACTAAGCTTCCAGTATGTACCCTGTAACATAATTTTTTATCTATTCCATTAATCTTACCTATTCTTTGTGACCTTGATACCTTACCCCCCAATGAAGTAATAAGGTAATGAACAACATCGGCCAGATTTCTATTTGTATTATCAAAGTCTACATGATTATTAGCTACAGACCCGTCTGTATCCATCAATCCATATAGTAGTTCACTACGCTGGTCGACTGATCCATATAAATACTGAACTGGTACCCGCTTATTTCCAATTAGGAAATTTTCTATAAGTTGCGCTCTTAAACCTACAACTCTCCAAATGCTAGCACCTTGTCGATCGCTTTCCTTGTAAATCTCGTACCCTCTTGATTTAATTTTTTCGACAATCCATTCATCAATTTCCGCTATACATAATGTTCCATCTCTAGTGGTTCCATCTCCAAGCCATACACCTAACAAATATGGATCAATTGGTAAATTTTGTTTTGGAAATTGAACCGGTTGTGATAGTTGGATTGCATGGTTTGGCTCAGCACCGTAATTTAAAGTTTCTAATATCTGCCTAGTTGTCCTGATTTCCGGAGGTACAACTCTCCTTCTCTTATCAGACTCATGTTTGGCTGCATGCACATCTCTCGTTTTACGTGCTCTTTTATCATAAGTCAACCATTCATGCAAGTCATTTGCTACGATATGTACCCCATCGTCAAACTCTATTTTATAGGCATCAAGTAACATGATTGGCGTGGTACCTGTTACATTACATATCATGCCATCTTCTGAAAATACTTGATCTCCAACATCCAAATCTTCCATTCTCCTCATACCATAAGGAGTAGGAATCAACGTGTTTACCTCAAGTGCCTTACCGAAACGACGCCCGCATACCGGTATCTTAAACCTTGCAGTCGACTTGTGGAAAAGCCATTGTCTTTCATGTGGTTTATAACCAATTAAATCAAAGTATTTCTCCTTAGATACAACCTTTCCCTCAAATGTTGTCATATATCGCTCTCATTCACTAACTCATTCACTAACTCATTCACTAACTCATTCACTAACTCATTCACTAACTCATTCACTAACTCATTCACTAACTCATTCACTAACTCATTCACTAACTCATTCACTATCTT